ACATCAGTTCTATAACTTTTATTTGCAATTTTTTCTTCTTGATAACATCGTGTGCAACCTGGATGAGCTTCGTCTTTTTTGCATTTATCTCGTAAGTTCTCTAAATACTTATCATTAAAAACATTAGGGTTTGATATGTTTATTGACTTCGGTTTATCAACATCATAAAATACACAACATGGTGAAATTTCTCCATCGGGACGTATAAATAGAGCGTTTAAGGGCAAAGGGCATCCAAATTTCATAAATATATTTATTATAGGAAAATATATGTTGTTGAAAAAATATGCAGAAACTGCTGAACGTTGTCAGCGCAATTATGATATAACGCAGCTATTACCTAAAGAGCATGTAGATTATATTTTATCAGTTTGCACAACTATGCCATCAAAAAATAATAAAAATTTGTATAGACTTTTGGCTATACAAAATACAAGCATTTCTAAAAAAATATATATAAAAGGGGCATGGGCAGCTGGCGATCTCAAATTAAAAGAAGTTCCTAATCAATATAGAAATGGCCAAGTATACGCACCATTATTACTAATTTGGGACGGGTCTATTTGTCCTGAAGGCAGGAATAGTAGAGAAGATCATCTTATGGCTGTAGGTATTTCTAGTGGTGCTGCTGCATTAGCAGCAGCAGAGCTTGGGTATAAGACCGGTTTCTGTGTATGTTTCGAAGAGAAAAAAGTTGAAGGTGTTTTGAATAAACATATAGGTCAAACTTTAAATTTAAAAATTACACTTATGTTAGGTATAGGTTTACCAGACAGCCGATTTGATCGTACAGAATGTGTTTTAAACGATAAAGTTGTCTATACATGTGGTTCTTTTAACAAGACCACACCTATTTTAGAAATACATTAACCAAATACCTTCATGTCAGTTAAATGACTAGGTAGTATGTCAAACAACTGCTGTTTTTCAGTAGCTTTAGGCACGCATAGACCACAACCACAGTGCTTTCCAGGACCTAACGGGCATTGAATTACTGGCATTGTATTATTTTCTATATTACTTCGTAAATTTTCTAGAATTTTTCTATTTTCAGTAATTGATCCGATTGGGCCTCGAGTACCGTCAAATCTTGCTTGGCAAGTTTGATGATGCCAAATAGTATCTGTTTGTTGTTCTATATGCAAAAAGAACCAATTTACACTGCAATGCCAATTTCTAAATTTAGCAAACTCTAAAAATTGACTCTTTTTCCATTCGCCGTCATTGCTACAAACTTCCATTGTTCTACTACCACAGCAAGGCCTTCCTAATTCTCTTGCAAGTTTTTTCTCTTGTGATTTTTCAGTTTGAACTGCACTAGCTTCATGAGATACTTTTGCTTCTTTTGCTACTTTAGACTCATTCAATTTAGCATTTTTATTGGCCCAATACTCTTTAAACCAAGAAAGTTGTTCGTCGGTATATCTATGAGCAAAGCTGTTATGACTGTCTTCATGTTCACCGATTAATCTGGGAACAAATCCTATGCCGTCTCGATCTAATTGTAAACATAAATCTTTGCATTCTTCAAAATACTCTGCATGGAACATAACATTGGTTTTCAATGGAAATTTCTTTTCAGTAAGATAATAAATGTTATCTACTACTTGTTTTTTAAGCTTTTGATGAGCTTCGGCGTGATAGCTTATTGTAATAAAACCATAGTTTTCGATTATGCTGTCAGCCATTTTCCTACTAAAAGCTCCGTTACTTGTAATAGTAAGGTTAAGCATAAATTTTTTCTTATACTTTTCTTTGTAAGTTTCTTTTAGCCATTCTCCAAACTTTAAAAAGTTTGGATTTACTGTAGGTTCACCTCCAGTAAAATTTAAATTTAAGCGTTTATTAGTTTTGTATCGTGTTAGGAGTTCGCCGTATTCAAATACAAAATTAGCGGTATCTTGCAGTGTTTCTAAACTTGCATGAGGTGAAAAATTATCATGTCTATGTGCCGGACAATAAGTGCAGTCATAATTACAACGACGGCCTACATCCCAAGTCACAGTTAAATTGTGTCCATCTAACAAATTTACTGCTTTAAAATCAGTTTTTTCAATTGTTTCGGTCATATCATATACTTTTCTAAGTTAGGGCATACTTCTGCTATGCTTTCATTGCGCATAGTGTCTAATTTTTTAGTGTAGCTGCAAAATTCTTGCCAGTGATCATTATAGTAACTTTCACTATTCATATATTTACATACTCCGTTTACAATTCTATGAGCATGTTCTACAACGTGTTTTTCAAAATTATTTTCTTCAATCCACGTAAGAAAATCATTAAAACGTTCTGTAAGTCTTGCTTTTTCTTCGTTCGGTAACACTCTTATATTTAAATGCTTTGGGTGATGTGCTACATGATGAGTAATTATAGGTTTACCTCTAGTACTGTTTATTTTTTTAAAACCACTTTCTGTAAGTTTCCATTTCATAAAATCAATCATATGATCCACAGTATAAGCTGTTACAGTAAACGCTAGCCAACTTCTAACATTTCCTGCCATATTGTCTAATGTTTGTAAATTTTTTAAAGTTTTAAGCCATTTTGCTGGATGCCGTTGGTATTCAAAAACTTTATCCATTCCATCTATACTTGCACCTATCTTAACTGATTTAAACCATTCCCATAACTTTTTAACTCGTGATGGTAATGTACTCATATTTGTGTTGTACTCTACAGAAATATTTTTAGCGTAATCATTTTGTACACAGTATTCTAAGAAATCATAATGGCGCTCAATTAGCATAGGTTCGCCGCCTGCAAAATATACATGCTCTATAGTATTTGCATTTTTTTCTAATTGTTGCCAAAAAGGTTCATAATTAGGCCAGTCAAATTCTTTCGCATGCAACCCTTTACTGGTATTTTCAATTGTAATATTTCCGCTACTATCTTTAAAAGTATTTGATCCGGTTAATTTTATCCAATCTTCATACCAAGCACTACTATCAGTAGGTCCACACATTCTACATTTTAAATTACAAAAATTACCAAATCGTATATCATAATGGCGTACTGGCACTAACTCTGTGTTTATATTACCGTCTTGATCAGTATCAGCTTTAGCCTGCTCTAGTGTATAGTCCCATTGTTTTAGTTCTTCTGTACGCCTGCTATGTAAGCCGTTGGATTCTTCTGTTAAACACCGGCCGCACTCTTGACTCCATTGATTATTAAGCATATTAATGCGCATAGCACGCATTAACTTAGAATTTCTACTATCGTCTAAGCTATCAAATCCAGCATTGTAAGCTGACCCATCTTGTTTACGCAAAACACCTTTATTAGGTGTTACGTTAGCTTGACAGCAAACTCTTACATCGCCATTAGCTCGTACTGCTTGAAAAATCCAAGGTATAGGGCAAAAAGTGTTTGACATTATTTTATCTTTAACTTCTTCTTTGCAGAGTCAATTGCCCATTTGCGTTCTGCACACCAATAACAACAGCCTTTTTCTAAATCATCTGTCAAATCTAAACATTCTATTAAAGGACTTTTACCGTGTTTATACGTAGTATAATCTTCAAACTGAGATAGTAATAATTTATCACCTTCGCAGCTTCTTGTAGTAGCAAGTAAATCTTCCCATCCATTTTTATAATACTGTCCTATTACAAAATCTTTAGAAAGTAATCTCCACGGCAAAACCGTACGCTTGTCATTGTTAAAATGCCATTGCGGACAGTCAAGTTCCCTCATAACTTTTTTCCAAGTCCACTTTCTGTCCCAAGGTTCACCCCTATGCTTAAACTTTTCATCTATAGGATTATTTGTTATAAATCCATAAACTGCATCTATATCATACCTGTGCTGCACGTAGCTATTAAAACTGTTTGTGCAAATTCTATCACCAGATTTGTCTAGCTGCGCTATTTTTCCTATTGCACCGTCTTCGAGTTCAGGCGGAATAAAGTTTTCTAATCTTGTCATTTTAATATTAGGAAACATCGACTGTAATTTTTCAAAAACTTCTACACTAATAGGTGCTGCCCAGGGCCTATTATTCCATACTCTTACATTAGAAATAACAATTAATTCTGCATTAGACTTGGTTTTTTCAATAAAAGAACATAAAGTAGCTGTACCACAAGCACTATCCGCACCTCCGCTCACATTTACTGCTATTTTTTTCCATGTAGGATCAAATGGAAACACCGTATTATCTAAGGGCTGTAAAATGTTTTTAGGTACTTTCCAGTAATTATAACTTTTATTATTCAATTCTACATTAAATTTCATTAAATATATCTTTCATATCAGGAAATACATCTTGCCAACTGGTGCTTCTTTGTTTATCGCAAAGTTCTAGAAATTCTTTCATTTCAGGCAATCGAATACTCCAATCTTCTGATTCCATAAATTGTAACATACCTTCTAAACGTTGTATACCATAATTTGCTGTTCGCCAATCTTCGTACGTTACTTTTCCTTTATGCCAACTTGGAATGCCTTTTTCCCAATTAGCTTCCCACCAAGGATAAAACTCTTCGTATTTTTTTCTGCATTTTTCCTTAAACTCGTTAGGCAAAATTTTAACATTTAAATGCGGCGGATGGTATACAAAATGATAATTTACACCACCTGCTCCAAACGGCCACATATTTATTTTGTTAAAGTTTTGCTCTAGTTTCCACTTTATTAAGTCAGGAATATAATATATGTTTAACGCTTGAACTGCACAAGCTACAGTAATTTCTACATTGTTTGATGTTTCTTTGTCAAGAATATGAAATACTTCTTTTTGCCTTTTCCACTTACTTGGATAGCGTATGTAATCATTCATTTCTTCTATACTATCTATACTGTAATGGAAACGCACTAATTTAAAATGTTTCCATAAATCAAATAAGTCATCTCGCCATTCTACACCATTTGAATTATATCTTATTTCTAGGTCTTTAGCATAACCCATTTCAATACATTTTTCTAATATTTCGTAGTGCTCTTCGATAATAAGGCTTTCGCCGCCTGCAAAATAAATTTGTTGCATGTTAGGAATTTGTTCATAAAATTGCTCCCAAAATACAGGATTTTGCTTATGCCAATTGTAACTACTACCGTTGTAACTGCCTTTGTCTTTCCATTGCATTGTTGTTTTTAAACTGGCATTTTCTACTGCTGGAAAAATAGCTTTGTAATCTTTTATCCAACCCGAACTATCGTGCGGAGAGCACATTACGCATGCTAGTTGGCATTTAGTGCCAAACCGCAAATCAATATAAGCTAATTGCGGAGGTACACTTCCGTCATCGTTTGTGTTTTCTATTAATTTACCAACACTTACTCTTTTGCTCCAGTACTCTGTTTCCCATTGGCGTTTACTACGATGACCGGCTGCTTCTTCTTTATAACATTTTAAACAACTAGGAGGCTTTTCACCATTCATCATTTGTCTTCTGACATTTTTCATATAAGTGCTATTCCAACTACTTAAAAAATCACTTACATTTAAATTATTAGGCTTACCGTCATCTGTTTTTAAAATTCCTACCATACCACCGTGTTCACGATCGTTGGTAGCTCCTACACTAGATGCATTTGCTGTACAACATACTCGCATACTTCCGTCTGGCCTAGTGCTCAAATGAACCCAGGGTAAAATACAAAATGTATCACTTACTGTCATTTATTATCATCCGTAAAAATATATTCGTAAAACTTTGGGAATATGTCTAAAATTGATTGCCCGCGATGCGCATCGAGTTGTTCTGTGTATTTTTCACATTCTATTCTTTGCTCTGCTTTATGTCCATGCTGATCTTCTGTAAGATTACTAGGCAGCGCATTAAAAACCATTTCAGTTTTTTCTTCATTTGGGATAAGCACATCAGCATGCTTTCCGATTTTTACAATATCTTTGTTAATTCTATCAATCTTATACCAAGTTACTTTAACGTTTTCGGGTTCATTATCTATATTATCCATTAGATTTTTATAATATTGTTTCCATTTAGTATACTCTTCAAACCAAGCTTTTTTGCCTTGATTATTTAAAATTTTAATACTTAACCTACTAGGATCATATAAAAAATCAAACGATAAATTAAAATTATAACGTATTCGTTGATTGACTCTAAATTGTTCGATATACCATTTTGCCATATCAAACACATCAAAAACATTATATATTTGTACAACATAAGAAATATTTATTGTAACTTGTTTTCCGTCTTGCTCTAGTAACTTTGCTAAATTAGTAGATAACACTTCCCATTTACTAGGGTATCTTATATATTCATTTACTTTTTCTGTGCCGTCGATGCTTAAATTAAAAATAACTCTTTCGAATTTGTTTATTACTGCTAACAATCTAGGCTGTAAATTTGTTAAATTAGTAGTCATCTTTAATGTTATTTGTTTAGCATAATCTTTTTCTACTAGATTGTCAAGTAAGTCATACATCTCATCGTGTAATGTAGGTTCACCGCCGACAAAAGTTATTTCTTTTACTTCAAATATATTATCTTCTAAACTTTTCCAAAAAACAGATATGTCATCTATTTTATCAAAAGTTAAATCTTTATACCAAGTGGGTTGATTGGTATCTTGAAATTGTTGCTGTTCTTTAACAATTTGACTGCTAAACTGGGGCCAGCACATTCTGCATTTTAAGTTGCATAAATTATTTAATCTAATATCAAAATATGAAATCTGAGGATTTGTAACTATTTCGTCAAACGACCTAGTTAAAGCATCTTGCCATTTTACATTCTCTTTCATTCGTTTACTAGGTAAAAATTGTTTTGGTCCTACTTCAGTCCAATCTTTATCAAAATCAACTTCCTCTTTCCAACAAATTTCACACTCTGGCAATCTTTCATCATTTAAGATTTTCTGCCTAGCTTCGTTCATGTAATCGCTATTCCAAATTTCAGTAACTGAATCCTTTGCAATATTAAATTTTTCATTATTATTTTTCACTGCTACTTTTTTTCGATTAACTTTGCAGCATAATCTTACGTTACCTTCAGTAGTCGTTGCTAAATGGATGAAAGGTAGTATACAAAAATTTTTTAAGTCAGAAACTTTGTTACTCATAAAGATATTTATAACTGCATTAAATAAGGTAAATATTTCATGAACGATTCTACATTTTGTCCTTTTCCTTTTGAATCATTAGCTCTTAAAAGTTGGCTAAACGGCCAAATTCATAAAGTTTATCCGTGTTGTAATATGAAACACGATCGTCCCATAACTGAAGTAAATAAAGAAACAGATCTGCAAAAAGTTTTTGACAGTCAGACCTTTCAAAATCTACGTAAAGACTTAATGAACGGAAAGAAAAATTCTCTATGTAATTATTGCTGGAACTTAGAGAAGCAAACTGGCCAAAGTCCAAGAACAATAGCATGTGAATCAAATAATACAACTTACAAAAAGACAAAAAAACTAAAAATTAAAAAATTAGATATTCTTACTGATGAAGCATGCAATTTACGATGTCGAATGTGTACTCCGTCGTCGTCAAACAGTTTAAGAATAGATGTAAATAATCTCATAAGCAATGACAAACCATTAGTTAGCAATTGGCCAAAGCATTCTGTAAGTTATGCAAAATTAGATCCAAAAGGCACCAGTGCTTTTTTTAATATGGGCCAAAAATATATAGATGAAATAGTACAAATTTCTGATACTTTAGAAGAAATAAAATTTACAGGCGGCGAGCCGACAATAAGTTCTACTTTTTGGCAAATAATAGATAATATTCAAAATCCTAATATCAAAATTCATCTTACAACAAATGGTACAAAATTTAATCAGAGATTATTGAAAACTTTAGATAAATTTACTAATAAACATTTTACAATAAGTGTAGATGGCACAGATTCAACCTATGAGTACATACGTCATCCGTTTTTGTGGAGTAAACTCACTGAAAATATAAATCGTTTAATATCTCATAACCAAAATCACAATACTGAAATACATTTTTGCAGTGTACTAACTTCTTACAACATATTAAACATACACTATCTTGTAACCTACATAGAAAAACTATCAACTACTTGCTCGAATAACATAAAATGGAAATGCATTCCTAATCCTCATCCTAAAGATAGCGTGTTTGATGTTAAATATCTTCCTACTCATATTTTAAAAAAAGCATTAAACTATTTTGAGATTTTAGAACAAGACTGTACTAAAACATCAATACATGCTGTGAGAAAAATTAAAAATTATTTGCAGTTTAACATAGAAAATCCAATTGACATTGATACAAAAACAAAAAAATTAACAATGTTAAAACAAGATATAGATTTATTAGATTTCTCTCGAAAACAGTCGTATAAAGACTTTCTTCATGACGACTTAATAGACATTATAGAAGATATTTAAATTCAGGTATAGTTTTTATATAATCTATGTTTCTTATTTTAGATATGTCATGTAGATGATCTACTAGTACTGCATGGTAATCTTGTTTATAAGAAGAATTTGTAACAATAGTTTGTAATTCACTAATTTTTTTCCGTATATTAGGAAAATTTTTCTCTGATGTTTTCAACATATCAGTAACAAACTGCTTTGCCGAGTCTGGCATTGCGTCGATACTAAAATGCTTAGGATTAATGCAATTTAAAAAATCTATTTTTGTTTTTGGCCTGTCTTTTACAAACTTAGAAATAAAATGCAACCATTGGTCTGCTACTAAAATGTTATAAGGTTGTATGACAAAATTTAGATTTATATTAATCTCTTTCATTGTACAAAGTTGATCAACGTTATGTTTTACTGTATTCCAATTTGCTGGAAATCTTATGAGGTTGTACACCTCATCAACAGCATCAATACTTAATATAACTGTTAAACTTTTAAACTTACTTTTGTATTTGTCAAAAAAGTTTTTTATTCTAGTTGCATTTGTAGTAATTATTAACTCAACTTTTGATGCATCATATTTTTTTATAAATTTATCTAAGAATGCAATACAATACGGATCAATGGTTGGTTCTCCGCCAGCAAGTTTTAAAAATTTCAAATTACTAAAATCAATATCAATGTTAATATCCAAATTATTACCAGCAGCTACTTGCCTAAAATATTTAGACATGTGTGTATTTTTTTTTACAAAACTTTGTATTTGAGAACTGTCTGCTTGTGAACACATGTTGCATTGTAAATTACAATAATTGCTTGTTCTTATATCTGCCCAAATTGGTTTATGCTTTTTGTAATCAATGGACGATTGATGCTCTTTGTCTAGTTGAGAAAACCAATTCCGTAAAGACATTTCACTTGTATAAGTTTCTTTATTCCAACAAACTCTGCACTCTTTTTGTTTTTTTCTGTTAACGTAATTAGCAACCTTTTTATAATTATAATCATCTAGATTATAATCATCATCATAATTGCAACAAGGAGCAATTGTATTTTTGTCAGTTTTATAAAAAAGACCTATATAAGGTGCTGCACACTTATTTGTCATGGAATTTTATTTCATTTTGGTACGCACCCTTTTTAGCACATGTTCTAATGCATCTACTTATATGAAGATTATGTTTAGGGTCCCAACTGTCTTGCAAAACTTTTTGATAGTATTCTGTACTTAGAATTTCATCTAGGGAATGAAACTGTAAATTGTTCCAATCCGTAGGAAAGGTTTTATATTTGTCTAATATTTGTTCTTTATTTTTGAATGCACTATCCCATAGAAAACAACACGGCCAAACAGTACTATTAGCTGCGATGAAAATTTCTTTTCCATGATAAAATTTGCAATCAATACTTGATAATATTTCTTTTGTTTGCTGTTCTGATTTATTTTCATTTGTAATAAATTTATCAAGCTCGGCTACTACTGCTTTTTTGCTGTGCTCTTTTGCTCCACTAGTTGTTATTACTACATCGGTTTTATCGTTTTTCTTACCGATTTTTGATACCCAATCATGATAACTATTCCTCATACCAGTACGGGTTGCAAAATCAAATCCGTATTCTCTTGCTAATTTTTTAGCTTCATCAACTTCGTGTTCATTATGATCAAAAACAATGTATATCCACGTTCCTTGGCCGCCTGCGTCACTATACGCTTTCATGTTCCGTTTGATTATATCAAAATTTGTATTAACTCTATATATATAATTACTATGCGTACCGTCTACACAAAAATTTACCTTAATATTTAACTTACCTAGTTCGTTCCACCACGAAGCACTGTTACGTCCTCCGTTAGTACTATATTGTATAAATGCACCTTTTTCTACTAGATATTGTGTTATTTCTAAACATTCAGGATTTACAATAGGATCTCCTAGAACTCCACAAAACTTGAATTTTATTCCTTTTGGGTCTGGGAACCAATTTTTAATTTGTTGTAGTGTTAAGTTCTGTGGTTTTAAAATATCTAAATTTTGAGTCCGAGCACATCCCGGACATGCTGCGTTACAGTCACTGGAAATTTCTAATTCTACTCGTTGTATATTTTTTATTTGCATTAATCGCTTCCAATAAATATATTTATGAATAAAAATAGCGGCAAGAATTTAATGCATGCCAAACTAACAAATGCTTACGGTGAAAGTTTTTGTGCAAGTCCATGGAATAGTTTACATGAAGGCCCAAACGGAATAGTTAACACATGTTGTAAGACAAGATGGCCAATTGGAAAAAATACAGAAAGTTCCTTTGAGCAAATGTATAACAGTGATCATGCTAAGAGTGTTAGAAAAGAATTTTTAGAAGGCAAAAAGCCAGAACAGTGTAAAGAATGCTGGGTACAAGAAGAAGCAGGAAATCATTCTATTAACAGAATTGCTGCTAACAAAATGAGTACTGAAGCAGTTATTGCCGACCTAGTAAAAAACACAGACTCAGACGGTACTTTACATAAACATAAACCGGAATGGTTAGATTTGCTTTGGTCAAATAAATGTAACTTTGCATGCATAGGTTGTGTTCCTGATCTAAGTTCAACTATTAACAAAAATTTCAAAAAAGAATTTGCTATACTCAACGGCAAAAATCCATCATCATATCACATTGATACTAAAGATTGGACAAATTCTAATAACAATAAAATAGATTACATATTGCGTCATAAAGATACTATAAGGCGTATTCATTTTAATGGCGGAGAGCCATTTTTGAACGAAGATATATACGAACTGCTTGAAGTATTATTAAAGAAAAAACTACACAAAAAAATAAACATTTGGACTCACACAAACGGTAGTGTTACTAAAAGTTACAAAGGAACAGATATAATAGAAGACTATCTAGTACACTGGGGCGACAATGCAGATGTTGTTATGAGCAATGACGGTTTCGGAAAAATAGGAGAATATATAAGGTGGGGATATACTGATAAAAAATGGTTAGCGACCTATGAAAAGATCTCAAATACTAATATAAATTTAAAAATCCAAACTTGCTATAATATGTTTAATGCTTGTAATATTCATGAATTAGGTGAATGGTTTATTCAAAACTGTAAAAATAAAACGGTATACGGTAAACTAACTGTGTGGACAAACGAAACTACCAATCCGAGTATGTTAAACTATAATTCAGATGTCAAACAAACAGCAATTGATTCTTTAACAAAATCAATACAATCAAGAAATCATCCAGTAGGCTGGGAAGATAATTTACATAAATGGTTAGACTGGTTAACTGGAGACGGAAAAGCAGCACAGCATGAAAAAAGCTATAGTTTGAACAATTATAGAAATTTAAAAGCATGGTACAACGGCGTAAATGCACTAGACATTAAAAGAGGTACTGATCTTTGCCAAGATATTCCACTGTTAGCTCCGCTGTATAACTTAGGGAAAGCTATTAGTTAACTAAAACTGATTGATTTCTCCATTGATCATTTACGTAGTTTACAATAATACTACTTCTATCATTACTTAACGGTTTTAGACTATGATATTCGGTTCCTGTGTTTTTAAAAAACCAACCAGAATTTTCTTTTGCTGCAACTTGACTATTGTTTAATATCGTACTGTCTTGCAATGATGTTAAATAAACTTGCAAAGTAAACAACTTTGCTTTATCATCAACATGACTGTGTAGATAGCTTCCTTTAGCATCGTTACAAAGTTCAATTCTTGTCTTACATTTAATAAAGTTTTGATTACACACATTTCCAAAAAATTCTTTACATTTAGCAGTATCGAATTCTTTACCTAACTCGTATAATAATTTAGACTGAATAGAATTACAAAATATTCTATTTTTGACGTCAGTTCGTTGGCCAGAAAAAGTATCAAATGGAAATTTTTGGTATTCATCTACTAGTGCGTCAAAGACTGATTTTTCCAGTAAATCATCAAATTTAAAAAATGTATAACTACTAGATATCTTTTTGTATATAAAATTGTAATTTATCAAAATTTTATCTTCTTACGTACTAGTGTATTATATAATTTACAATTAAATAATTCTTTATCACTATTTGCAGTTAGATTAACAATACGTATTTTTTTTGTTTCGCATTCTTTAATTCTTATATCGGGATCTATATGAAAAAATAATTCCCAAAAATCAAAATTTTGATACATAATATCTTTATCAAGAACTTCGATATAAACTTCATTCTTAGGAGACTTTGTTTTCATATCAGTTACAAAATTATTATTTACTAAAACTTTTTTGCTTACAGGATTTATAACTTCTAGCCCATATTCTAATAGATACTCTCTGTAATTACATGAACTAGGTCTGCTTTCACTTTTTCTAAACCAATCATCATATCCGTTATCATCCCTAAAACTAGACAAACCGTGCCAGCTTATTTCTAAGCGTTCTTTATTACGTATTTGCACACTAATATCATTACCAAAATTAGATATAATTTCATCTTGATTTTTAATTTGTGTGTAACTAGTTTTTTTGATAGGTTTTGTACTTTTTGTTTGCTCAAGAATTGGCACTGTGTCTAAATTTAAATATCTAGCTATTAATAATCGTTTATTACCGGGGTGCACTGCTTCATAAAACTTTTGAATAGGCATAAAAATTCCGTTTTGATCAATGTCAGTTATAATAAAATTACATAAATCAATTGTTCCCTGTAGCCATAATTCAAGTTTATGATACATAGATAGCATTCTATAATCTAGGTTGCTATATAAGTTTCTAAGTCTTCGACTCGGCATATAGTCTGCAAACGCACTAGGAATATTATTTAATTTTTCTAATTTATATTCCGGATATATAAAAAAATTATAATTTTGAAAAATGTAATTCAAAGCAGCATTGTCTGGCCATCTAGGTTTTTCTGACAAATTATCTTGCAAAGTTTTTAATTTCATTATTTAAATTGCTCCGAAAAAGGATCAAATTCCTTACCACACTTCATAGCACAGACTTTCAACTTTCCAGCTTTGCAACTAGGTTTATTCCAACTTTCTTCTATGTTGTTAAATATACCTGTATCAAATACCGCCTTTAATCCGTGTTTTTTTGCACTGATAGCATCTTTTCCACCAACACTTTTTATAAAATCCCATACTTGTTCAACTTTTGGATCTTTATGCCACCATTTATACATACGACCTGCGGTCCAACAACACGGCATAGCAAGACCTTCTGCTGTAATAAACAAGCTGCCTTCGTCTTTTACCTTACAAAATATTTCAGCTTGATCATAATATGCATCCATCGTACCGTGTTTTTGTTTGATATCGTCATATTGCTTAATAGCTGCATTTTGATACTGTGCGTTAGGTTTTTTTAATTCAGCAGTTTTATTTCCTTTACGATCCACTGCTTGGTGTGTTTCCTTTTTTTCGCTTTTTGCACTTATAAATCTACCAGTTTTCTTTGCAACAAATCTTTCAAAACCTATTTTTTCACTTAATAATTTGGCTTGTTCTACTTGATGTTGATTATGCTCAAATATTAAAAAATCCCATCGGCTACGGCCGCCTGCATTTGTAAATGCTCGCATACTGCGTTCTACGTTATCCCATACTACACCTTGACGATAGATATGATTAGTATCGGACATTCCATCTACACTAAAAATAACAGCGCCCATACGACCAAAAGTTTTTGCAAGTTCCTGCCACCATGCTTCGTCTCTTGCACCTGCATTTGTATTCATTGATAACCACATTTTAGAATTGTGTTTTCTAAAATATTGAAATATCTCAAGTGTATCCCGTGCAACAATAGGGTCGCCTAGGTTGCCACACATGTACATAGTGTTTAATTGTTGGATAAATTCTGGTTTAAAAATACGCTTGCAATCATCAAGTGTTAATTCGCTAAGATCGATATGTGGATTTATTGCGCCACCGTTTTGGTTACGATCACACATTGGACAACTTGCCTGACAATTTTGTGTATTTTCTAAGTGTATGGTTCGTATATTTTCATACTTGTACATTAGTAGTGACCAAATCCCCAGTGTTTCTCTCTGCATGACCAACAATCTTTACAAATTACTGACCAATTTTCTGTAAAAACTTCACAACTACGAGTTTCAGGTAATAAGCTGTCTAACACACCTAAAGATTTATACAGCTCTTGTACACCGCGTTTATCAATATTGATTAAAGGTCGAAATGATCTAACCCCATAACGTTGTGGTTTTTTATGATGTTTTTTCTTTTTACGACCTTTATCGTAAATATGTTTGCCGTCATATAGTTCGGGTGCTTTCTTTTTACTAGGATTTGCAGTCAAACCTACAAAATGTGCTTGTATTTTTTTTTGTTTATACAAATCCATTACTATATCGCTCATATCTCCAATGTAATTGTTCGCAGCGTCTGTTCTTATTGTGCCTATAAAATGCTCACCAAAATTAACACCTGTAAGTTCTGTAATTTTATTCATTACTCTTTTTGCATAAACTTCTTGAAATGGTTTATTTTCTGCTATACAACTTATAGGGTGAATAACAGTATCGGAACGTTCTTCTTTTACATACAATGCAAGCATATAACAAACTATAGCACTATCAATACCGCCGCTAAGTTTAATACCTACTTTTTTAACAAATTTTGAAAATTCTATATTAATGATATCTTGTTTATTATAAAATTCCATTTTTATTCCAAAATCAACTTAATGTCTTTTCCTGGCCCAATTTTACTAGGAAGGTCGCCATATGTATCCACATACCATTCAATAACTGCAATATACCAGTTATGACTATTGTGATGTGCTTTTTTATTAAACTTATGTATGTTATTATTAGTAGCTTGCATAGTGCTCAAAGCACGAGCACTTTCTTTTTGCAAATCTCTAACGCTTAGATTACTTATATCCAATTCTCATAAACCTTGTATAACCTTCTAAATTTAATTCATCTGAAAACAGTACATCCGACATTGGCGTTTGTGATTCAAACTGTTGTAAATTACTCGATCTATTAATATGCTCATCTATTTTCAAATCATTACTTTGTAATATTAACAACTTTCCTTGTGGCAATCTATCATACCATAAAGTAAAGTTTTCTATATGTTCACAGCTTGTATTAATAATTGTGTCCGGTCTTGCTTCTAAAGTTACTTCTCTATCTTCTTGTGCTGTTAAAGTTTTAAATTCAAAAAAGGAATAATCAATGTTATGTATATCCATTGTCTGTGCTTTAAACTTCCAATCGCCTGCTACTATATCTTTATTAAACAGTTCTGCAATTTTCCAGCAAGTAGGATCACTATCAAAGCTGTACATTTTAGTAAAATCTACACCATGCTCTCGTAATAGCGGCACAACTGTTGCATACCATCCAGCACATAAAAATACTATACCTAAATTTTCTATTGCGTCTAATGACGACACTGTATTTGCTAACCATTTTTTACTTAATATTTGTCCTCGAGAGAAGCAATCAAAATTAAAATTTTCATTATCTTTTAATTTTTTCAAAGGCTCTACAAATAAGCTACTTGTGTATTTTTCTAATATACGCCATAACGCATGATAGTTGTTAGACAATAAACTAAATTCATCTTTTAAATCAGGCAATAACCTAGATAAACTGTATAAGTTATTCTCTAGTACAGCTTTCCGTAAGTCATCATTTTCTGTCAATTTAAAAATACTGGACAAATCATGATCGTTGTACATACGCCTTACATTTGAAATTTGTCCTTGATACAATATTTCAAATCTATCTAGTGTATCAATAATGTTCATAGACTTAGGTATAATTACACTGCTTTTAATTTGACTTTCTATACCTTCATCTAACGATACCACTGCTTCTTGCTCTGGGTATTCTATATTATCAAATGTATTGCTAGGCACAAACGCAACAGATTGAAACTTTGCGTGTAACCATTCAAAATCATTTATTTTCTTTAACTTTTCGGGATCTGTTTTATTACTTTTTCCGTAATTTCTACCTTCATTAGCACCTTTTAAAATCCAATCTTTCAAAGGTCCTTCGGCATGCGTACACCAAGTTTTAAGTCTTTCTTCGGTTTCATTATCTTTTTGACGGTCGATTACTTTGCTTGCTAACTTAACACATTCTCTAAAAGCACTACGCCAAGCACTAAATTCATCTACTGCAAAATTTGTTAAATTACTTACAGTTGGCATAGGCTTAAATTTAGAACTTATGCTTGTAGTCATATCAGTTTTTGATATATCCATATGTTCTGTAAGTGCACGTGGCAACAGCTTTACACCACCGTAGCCATACTCTAGACCGTTAATTGGGTTTTTACTTCTCCATACCTTTACATAGTCTTTTTCGTTTTCAGGAGTAATATAATCAAAGTTAAAATCATCAACAATAGTTGCGTCGCCGTCTACTACCCAAAACATATCAGAATTAACTTGTTTTGCAGCTTCTATGTGTGCTTGATGAATACCTTCTATACCGTGTACTCTTTTTGCTCTAGGAAAACGTTTTAACAATTCGTCATAATTTTTATCTGCTTCGGGTTCATCGTAGGTTATCATTACTATATCATAATGGCTTTTTTCTGTTTTCAAATACTTATGGCCGATACGAGGCGGGTTAACGTACATGCTCTTAAACATTTTGCTTTGATCTTCGTTATATACATCTAACGGTACATCCATGCTGAGCTCATTTACTAAGTGTTCTCCAAGGATTTCCATTTCGTATAAAAGATCTTCTTCGCCCATTTTAGAATATGTGTCAGTCCACATCTTATTAACATATTCAAAATCACGGACATTAACATAATCCCAATCAGTGCAATTTGTAAGATAAGTGCCAAGGCGGGCACCATACATTGCCCATATACCATTATCTACATCTAATCCTACAGTTTGCCAAATACGTAATCTGTCCATGTTTTTCTTGTGTATTTTATGAAAATTAGCAAGATCTACTTTTTCACCTTCTCTTAGAGTCATTTTTACGCCTTCTCTAAATCCAGCACGCCATGCTTGATGCGGAGTTGCATTGTTGTATACTGTACTACATACTCTATCTATCTGGCAATATTCTACATCCCAGCAAAAGTCTACTTGAGCTTGGATATTATTTGGATCAGCTGACTCGTGTGTTTTCATATTTTCGATTATATGTTTTGGCCATGACTTGATGCCGCCGTTACCGTACACTAATCCATTAATTATATTCCGACCGCTCCAACTTACAACACTGTTTTCTAAGTCAACATGATCTTGAAAAACAAGTTCTTGATTTATAAAGTCGCCGTTGATTACATTATCAGCATCTACAATAATTAATCTTTCTGTATCAGATAATTTTGCACATGCTTTATGTGCAGCATCAGAACCTTCAACACCGTGCACCCGTTTTGCCCATGGTATTTTTTTAATTAAATCATTGTAATTTTTTTCTGCATTAGGCTCATCATAACTTAAAAAAATCACGTCATAATCAGCAGGTTTCAATATATTAGTCATTCTCAAAACTCATAGGTAAATTTTTCTTTGTAAAGATACTTATTGGTACATTAATTTTATCTGAAATTTTTATTTCAATACAGCGCTTTTCAAATAGCTCGTTTACGGACAAAGTTATAGTATCAAGTAAATTATGTGGTGAATTTTTTTCAGTTACATAAAAAACTATCCAACTGCTAGTAACAGATTCAATATCTGCTTGGTCCGTTAAAGTAATTTTTAAAATATTATCTACTTTTGTGATTATTATTGTACTATCTGCATTATTTTTTACATTCACAAAACTTTTATAGCTAACAGTAAAATTATTGATTGCTTTTTTTTCTACTAGGCAATATACATCATGTATTTTTTGAACTTGAAAACTGTGAAGATTAACTTTTCCTTCTACAAAATCTACATATTGCTGCTTGCTTACTTCCAGTAAATCTAAAGTGTTGTCATGAAAATTGATACATCCTAAAATAGTTCCTGTATTTTTGTCAAATTTTAGATAAAACATCAGTCATCTAGCCAATCTTTAATATCATCATTAATAAAATTATCTTCTACATAGTGTAAAAATTGGTGTTGTTTATAATTATTAATAAAAATTCCATCAGCACTTGCATAGTACATCAAACTTTCAGTCCAACTTTGAATGTTTCGAACTCCTTGCAAAGGTGTTTTCATGTGAACTAGATTAAATTTATTTTTATCTAATTTAATATTGCATAATTTAACACACATTGCTGCGGCGACATCTATACTGCAAAATTCTTGTTTTTGCTTAGGAGTGAATATGTTAGCAAAATCATCAAAATTATCTACTATTAATTCTAAATTATCAAAAAAGTTATCATTTGTTTCATTTTTTTCAAAGTAAAAAAATGCACTGTAAATGTTAGGTAAATTATTTGCTAAAAATACTTTCCTATGCTTATAATCTTGGATGATCTTACGCCCTCTATGATTTACAATTTCTGTACTAAAATATAATTTAGTATCTTGTAACTCATCCCATATATTAGATAAATTACACAATACCAACACATCTGTGTCAAAAACTATAGTACGATTGTACGGTGTTAATTTGTAAATAAGCTTCCTATTATTAATTCTCCACTCATTAATTTCAGTTAAATCATTTTCAATTGGAATAATTTTATCAAACAAATGTATTTTTTCATCAGGCACTTTATCGTTAGTAATAATACTTATTTTTTCGTCTTTACTAAATTTTTTTATACTTTGGGCTAGATAGCAAGCTTGCAATACATAGTTAAATTTAGTATTATTTTGTGCTACTACACACACTCCTTTATTCATTTGCAAAGTCCTTGTCAATAATTTTATCTAACTCAAACTTATTCATTAAATGCACATTGGTATTTTTCATTACATGTAAATTATAATCACCTCTATTATTAGACAATACTTTAATAGTACTGTTGTCTATTGATAACGGTATGTCTACATCAAATGAATTATACAGTGTATAAGGCAGGTCGACTACAGTTTTACTTTCAGTAAAACCATTTATAATATGTGCTGCAATACTAAATGCATAATCATTTCTAAATTTTGTACTTGTAACATTAAACAACGACCGATAGTAGCTCCAATTATCTCTTACAAAGCCTACTAAATCAAAAATATTTTTTGCTAAGTTGCTTTTTTTGAAGTATACTACCGTTGCCCAGTATAAAGGAATACTAGCCTTAGATACTCTACCTTGTTTAACTTGAGGTACTGTGTCTGCAAAGTCTTTATATGCTTTACCAATACATATATCATTGTTACTTTGAAAAAGATTTAATAAATTAGAATTAGCAATAATAAAATCTGTGTCAATTAACAATGTTTTATCGTAAGGGGTCAGTGTATAAGCATCTACTCTATTAGAATTATGCCATAGATCTCTAATCTTAAGTGATCCTTGCGTAAATGTACGATAATTCTCAAAATCGGGAGTATTTGTAACTACAATATTATCTACATACTTAGAATAAAACGGATATTTTTGAAAATTATCTGTATCGTTTGTAACAACAGTTACAGGTAATTTTAAATATCGTTTTACACGCTTGGCACAGTATATTGCTTGTTTTACATAGTCAACTGTTTCATTATTAATTGCAAACAATAATACTCCGCTAGACACTTTTGTTCCTAATTAAATCGGCAATATTATCATAATCAGCTTTGTACTGTTTTAAAGCAACATTATAGGTATTCCAAACTATATGATAAAAGTCATACAAGTTAGTAACACAGATTGGTATATTATCGTTGTCAAGAAAGACTGCGTCTTCTTCATCTTTAGACAAAAACAAGCCGATTTGTCGCACTAATTCAGCATCAGCTGTGAAGGCGCCGCCGTTATAATACACTTGTAATTTTTCTAAAAACTTATCGTATATGTAAGCTCTTTGTCTATTGATTGATTCTAAATTTTTACTAGCTTCTAAAGCTTTAACTAATCTTTGATCCATGTTACTATTATATAGTAAAAAATAACAAAGTCAAGAAATTAATAAGTTGCCGTAAATCCTACTGTGCTACCATTTGCACTAAATGTAGGCGTAGTTGCAGCAAAAGTACCCGTAGGTGTAATAACATCTACAGTAGTTGTAACTACTGTCTGTACATCTTCATCATTAAGAGTATCGCCTACATCCGCATCATAAAAATCTAAAAATATTTGATATGTAGTATCGTTAGCTCGTCTAAACCTATATCTTACATAATTTTCATTATATACAGCATCTCCGCCGTCTATATCGCTGGTAAACTTATATATTTCTGTATCAGGAGTACCGTTAGGTTTACCATCTAAAAAATACCATCCTTCGTACGATGCTAATTTAGTTGATCCTACATACGCACTATTTGTATAGGTTATACTATCTGCAAATATATCAACCTGCTCTAAATTATTAACCATATTACGCCAGTCAATACTTTTTGCTTCTGAACCGGTATATGTCGCACTTGCAGTAATGCGCAAACTGCCACCTGTGTTAAAAAAAACAAATTTATCATTTTCAGACGCAAAAACAATGTTAAAAACATGCTGATTATTACCATTCCAGCCAGCAGCTAGTGTACCGGTAGTAGCTGTTGTTAAACTTGTATTTGTACTATCAACAGTAAATCTATCACCATAATTTGTATTATGAGCCGCGGCTATTGCATTGTATTTTGCTGCGGTTATTTTTTCAGTTGATGTTAAAGTTGGAAGGCTACCGCTAGTGCCGGTTCTATGCCCTGTAACCAAGTTAACAATATTGGAAACTGTGTTCCAATCATCAGCAGTAATTTTATCGACATCAGTTACAGTGCTACCTTGTGTTATAGATGAGCCATAACCTTGGATAGTTCCTTCTGTGCCATCATTTACATATGATCCACTAGGTGTATCTATTATTGCATTTACTTCATTAATTAGATCGTTATACTTTGTTGCTGTAATACTATTTGTAGTTGCTACTGATGTTACTGTGCCCATTTTTTATGCCAATACTAAACTATTACCAGGTCCTTCAGAAAATACAGGGACAGGCAAGCTTATATAATCTCCGCTAGGGGTTTCCACAAACACATTACTATTAATATTTGTTCTCACGTCTTCATCTACACTCGGGTCGCCAGTATCAGCATCATTAAAGGTCACTGTAAATCTATAACGTGTCTCAGAAATTTTTTCTACTTCAATTTCGTAATAGTTTTCGTCATAATTAGGAAAACCAGATACATCTCCAGCATTCAAAGTGTAGAGTTTTGTAAGTGTATTCAAAGGTAATGCATCTATTGCCCACCATCCAGCATAAGTAACACCGCTGCCATTAGTTTGTGCTATTTTAATAGTGCCTAATCCGCTACTTGTAATACTAAGATTTTTAATTTCAACTGTGCCTATACTTGCCACAATATTAGCCCAATCTGTATCTTTATCTTCAGGACTATTAGGAAGAGATGCACTCCCGCCTAATCTAAGCACGCCGCCTGCATTAAAAAATCCTTTTTTATGATTTTCACTTTCCCAAACCATATCAAACACATGTGTTTGAATTCCGTTCCACGGTGTTGATATACTTCCAATACTAGCATTACTTAGACTTTTCTGACTAGGATGACAGGTATTTCTATTGTTTGTATTTTGTAATTGAACTGCTTCCCAAGTGTTGTATATGTCAGCATCAACTGTGTCATTATTAGACAGTTCAGGCATAGCTATATCACCAGTTGGTTCATTACCATTGATATGCACATATGCTCTTATAATGTCCTGTCTTAATAAATTCCAGTCTGCTGCTGTTATTAATTCTTCAGCAACTACCGGTACTGCATTTAGCGGGTTAAAGTAACCCGCTGTAGTACCTATAGTATTAATACTCCAGGATCCTGTAGGAGTTCCGATAATTCTTACAACTTTTGCTCTAAGATCTTCAAACTCAGCCGCTCCAATAATATCACCGACTTCAACTGCCACAATAATTCCTTACACCATTAAAAAACATTCAACAAGCTTTTCGTCAGTATTTATATTTGTTTCTAACGCTATGCCTACAAGATGAAACTTTTGTTCTACACTTGCACAGCCATTATTGCAAGCCCAAACTCTATCACCTTTATTTACAGGACCTGTAACTCTTACAGGCACACGGCCTTTAAGTGCAATTGCTTGTCCTTCAGCTTCGGCATTCATCAACAGTGCTGGTTTCTTAGAAATAACTCCTATAGCTGCAAAAGAATTTTCAGTATATTCTTTAGTTTCTGTATCTTCATATGTGCTCACCGTCATTACGGTGCCTACTGCATAATCTTTGTCTGTTGTATAAACTTCAGCTAAGTCAGCATATTTTGCTTTAGTAGCTGTACCTTGGAATAGTACTGCATTTAAATTGCCGCCTGCATCACGTATAGCAACTGTATTTCCAGTACCAGTTGCTGCTGTATCAACGCTACCTGGATATACTGTACCACCAACTCTTAATCCTAGTGCATCGCTAGCAGTACCGATAAAGTTACTTGCATACATGTCAATATACGGACTTGCTGCACTACCTACATTAACACTTTGGCCTGGCCCCGGTAATAGTTCTCCAGCTTTTGCTTGTACAACATCAACATCTGCGCCGCCGCCGCTTTTCACACGCAACTTTGTTACTAAGCCTTGTTGATTTTGTATAACTGCTTCATTACCATTTTCTATGAAAAGTTGTAAATCTTTACTAGCACCTATTGCTACACCACCGTCGTTGTTAACATCTACTGCTTCTTGTAATTGAGTTGTAATACCTGGGATTTCTTTAATGTGATATTGTGCTAGTACGCCTCCTAGCATTTCTGCATTACGCACAGTGCCCCAGAATATATGATCACTTGAAGTTACACCCGGACCGTAAGCATCGCCAGCTGGATCAGTAGTTGTAGTGTTAAGTTGCGTCATACCGGGAAATACATTATCAAATCCCGGATAAGCATTTACTGCTTGGTCAATGGTGTACTCGTTGTCATTACTTACAATATAAACTGTTACATCATTAATTACCGCAATAATTGCCTGGTGATTAATTCCTAGTGTATCACGTATTAATACACTTTTCCAAAGTGTTTCACCATCGCCTGCGTCTTGAGGACCAATTAAAATAAATTCATTACCAGTGTACGCATACAACTGCAAATCATCATTATCCCACCAAAGGTCACCTTCTAATAGTCCTACTGGCGGTTCTGGTGCAACTTCTGTACCACCGGTGTTTCTCCAGCGAACACCGTTCCAATATTTTAAGCGTCCGGAACCAGCATCGTACCAAACTTGTCCAGTTAGTTTTCTCGGTGGTTGGTTTGCTCCTGCAAAATTTTCAAGTAGAAATACAAAGTTTTCATTTTGTATTTCGCCGTAACCTGCATAGTTACGCCCAACTAGTTTAAGATCAGTGGACTGATCAATAGTGCCGTCTTCGACAACTGTTAATACATCATTATCATAGGTATTAATTGTATATGCCATGCTTGCTTAACCTCTCAGTTACAAGTATTTAGCCTAATTTATTAGATTTTACAATGCAGCAATTCTAGCTTGGAAGTCTGCAAAGTTAGTGCTTGCTGCTACTTCAGTTTGCAGTACAGATAAACTAATATATCCTGGTATTGTTCCATTTACAGCATCTACTAGAAGAGTTGAATCGTCTGCAAATACGCTACCTTTAAAATCACTTACTACTTCTGTAGCGGTCACAGTGCCGGTCACGTCTAATTCTGAAGCTGGTGCACTATTGAAAATGCCAATCCTACTTTCACTGCTATCTATATATAAAGCATCAACTCGTGTTGTATCGTCTAGAATTCTTATTGCAAAATCGTTATTTTGTCTTTCTATATCTAAGACAGTATTTGTTGTTGAAGTATCAACTTTTAATGTTCCATATTTTGAGTCTTGATATCCTATAGATAGACCACTTGTGCCTTTTACAAATAATCCTGATTCTATGTTTTGATCAACTAAGACGTTTTCGCTATCTCTTTGATTATTTCTAACAAAATTACTTGGAGAATAATTGTTACCGTCTGCGCCAACAAGTGTGTCTGTTGAAAGGGCTGTTCCTCTAAATTTATAATTGTCAACATCTACAGGATTAAAACCAATTTTGATAGGTGTATTTGCTGGATATAATGATATACCAAAAGTATTAATTGGCGTAAATTCTTCTCTACTAGATATACCTACTAAAAAACCATTTACATAATGAGTTTGTACTGTTTTAGGCACACCTACTGTATCAGTTAACGTTATTGCTTCTGTGCCTGTTTTTCCTTGTGCCTTTGTATACGCAGGGCCCACGGTAATATATTCGCTACCGTTATAAAATTTCAATTGGTCTACACCAGTATCAATAAAAATGTCACCGATATCAGCGTTGCTTGCTACAGTTCCTACTATATTGCCGTTTGCAGTAACAAAATTTTCACCATTATATACAAGTAATCTACCTTGTGCAATATCAAACCAAATTTGACCTAGTAATGCATTCTCAGGTGCAGTAGTTGAAGCAAAATTTTCTAATAATTTAACAAAATTTTCGTTTAATGCTTCGCCAAAGTTTGAATAATTTTGCCCTATTAATGCAAGATCAGTTGATGTAGTATCTAGCACACCGTCTATTAGATCTGTTAATATATCACCGTTGGTTTTATTAATCCTATAACTCATCAATTAACTCCTGTATAGATGATGTAGCTCATTGTTAAATGTGGATTTGTAACATCTAATGGTAGACCTGTTGTAGGATTAAGTACGCCGCCACTGGATGCGATTCTCTCACTAGTATTACTTAATGCAACTTCAAATGATCCACTTGACACTCCACTAGGTGTTGGTGTTTCTTGTATTTCCCTATAGGCATAGAACTGCTGTCCTGTACTAGATTTTAAATCATGTTCGTGTTCGGGTAAATTTTGTACATCAATACTAACTTCTTCATTACCACCTACTGCTGCTATTGTTTGCGCACTAGCCCCTGTTACTCTATTGGTATCTGCAGATGGTGTTGTACTGCCCATATTATACGCACCTAAAGGCAATCTGCCTCGTAAATCTGGTAATACAAAAGTTCCTTCAGTTGATGTTGGATTTCCCAAACCATCAACTGGTGTATAAGTATATCCTATAACATTGAACAACAGAGAATATATGTTAATATCTAGCTCTGCTCCATTACACCAAGCCCACCCCGAAGGCACTGTACTTGTAGGCCATATCATCATTCCGCCTACTGGCATGACTCCAGGTATGTTACTTAAAAAAGTTTGTCTTGTAATTCTTTTAAGACCAGTGTTCAAGCCATCTAGTCTTTCTACAAGTATTTGATCAGAATTAAATGTTTCTGTTGTTAAGTCTTTGGTATTAATAACTGTAGGTGCAATGGTCAAATTAAATGTTTTTGTAGTACCTGTGCTACCATCAAAATCATTAGAAACTGTCTCTACGTCTCCAGTAAACTGAAATACTGTGCTGTTTGTTAATCTAGATGCGGTGCCTGCATTACCACTTACTGATCCAAAAACATTTCCTTGCACGTTGCCTACAAAACTAGAAGCATAAATGTTTTTAAATTTAAGATCGGCTCTACCTATATTGCGAGCACTGTCTAAGTCAGGTATAATTAAGTCATTCCTTGGATCATTTTCTGGAATGTCTAAATTACCAATTACTAAACCTTCTTTAAATGTTGCACCGCCTCCAACATTTAAATTGCCTGATATCCCTGCGCCGCCTGTAATTACAAGTGATCCAGTTTGAAAATCTGTAGATTCAACACCGCCTGCACCTTTGATATTACCAGTAGCAGCAATGTTTCCATCTACATCTAAAGCTTCTTCAGGTGCTTGATTATTGATACCTACTTTTTGATCACTTGCTAAACTTAATATAGTTTTTGTTTGCCCAGCTTGTCTAAGTCTAAAGTCAATATTACCGTTTTGAACACTATTACTAATAACTCCATTTATATTATCAATTGAGAACGATATTTCGTTATTTACGCCTAATTTTAACGCATCTGCATTACGTATACGCAAAGGATATTGTGTTGTACTTTCGACATCACTTCTTAAAAAATTGCCTGCGCTTACTACTTTATCGCCTATGATTAAATTTTCTGCTTTTTCTGCTACGCCATGATATTTTACTAAGTTTTCATATTGATCGGGATTTACTAGTGCATCTGGTTGCGTTACTGCAAGATTTATACCTGGTTTTATTTCTTTTCCTATAAAGCCAGGTATAGTTTGTTTTGGTGTAAATGTTTGATTAGATACAATAGCAATAGCATTTTGCTCTACTTCTAATACAACTACATTATATTCATTATTATCTGTTGCTACAATCTGCTTAACAGTAGCACCGGTAGTTAATCCATCACTGAATTCAGGGCCTACTAAAATCCAATTGTTACCATTGAACAAATACAACTGTTGAGAGCCTTGGTCAACCCACAAGTCACCATCTACACTATCAGCAACTTCAGGTCTTGTTAAGCTTTTTTGCAATCCGCCTGCACTTGAAAATTTCGTTCCGTCGTAAACTTTAAGTTGCTCTGCATTGTTATCGTACCATACTTGACCTTCTATTGGATTTATAGGTTCTACAGGACTAGCAAAATTTTCAAGTAACCTAATTAAATTTTCTGCAATAACTTGTCCGTATCCAAGAGAATTTTTACCAGGTAGTTTTAAACTGGTTTCTGTATTGATAGTATTATCTTCTATCTCTATTGGATTTTTAGTTGTATTGTCTGAGAACTCTATAGTGTAGGCCATTTTTATTCCTCATTAAACCCAGTTAGACTTTGAATTCTAACTGTGTAATCTATTTGAATTAATCTATTAAGACTCTTTTGCACTGGATGAAAAATTACATGAGTAAGCAATCTACCTTCACCGTTTGGATCATACGATACTAATCCAAGCTCGTCAAATATAAATATTCCGTCTGTAGTTTGTGAATTATCAAAGGCATCTTGACCTTCTGGTTCACTGTAATCTAAAAGACATGACACAAAAACATCAGTATAGTTAGTACCGCTTACGTGTCTAGTTTCAATTTTATTTCTAAACGGATCTACGTTTTCAACACTGTTATCGTCGACAATTTTGCTGTAAGTTTGATTATACAAACTTGCATTAGTGCCAGTGCTGTTAGGAGTCAAGTAAGTAATAATGCCTGTTGGGTCAACACTTGTTCCACCATTACCAAATGCCATTTGATATATAAAACCGCTGCTTGAATTACCTATACTTTCTGCTAAACTTATACTCATGTTTTCATAATGTATAGCATTGCGTTTATTAATTAATACTTCGCCAGAGTCAGGATCATGTATTTTTATATGACCCTCAATATGCACTCCGTTATAATCTTTCATTGCGTCGTTCATTTTTATATCCTAATAATTGTATTTATCTGACCTTTTAGTTAGATACATTTTGTAAAAACACTGCTGCTGGCGTAGCACTATCTTTTAAACTTTTACCTGATTCATACCAAGACATTCCCTTCTTGCGAATTACTAGTATTTTAACATTTTCAGGTGGTGTATTTTTTAACACTAATTTACTATCATCTACGATAGTAAAATCAGGCTCTAAAGTTATGTCGCCTTCTGGTGAATCTTGATCAATAGGTTGTATTACATTTCCTTGGTCATCTTTATATTCGAATCTATAACTAGCAATAGAATTTTTACGTAATCTAGACCCTGCTACAAAAACTTCAAACTCTGACTCACTTGTTGGCGTAAAGTCTAATTCATACTCGCTAGATGTTCCGTCTGCGGTAAAGATTGTACTAAACGTTTCGTCTTTGTAAGGAATTCTATGTTCATCATTAATGTATAAAACCTCTGTAGATTTTTCATGCAGTACCGGAACACCAGTTCCTAATGTTCCTCTTCTTATCTGAGATATCACATTACCATCTCTTACATAATATTCAATTCTTTCTCCGTTTATCCATATTATTCCCGGCTTATCATTTACGCCCGGTGATGGAAGATTATCTGCATTTTTTAGAGTAAGCTTTTTATCATACCAATATAAATCGTCAGCTAAAGTATATTCTTGATTATTAGTAATTGCGTAGAATCGTGTCCTATTTAAAATATCTTTAAACTGTATCCACGAAAGTTCACTTTGTACAGGGCCAGCCGCAAAGTGTATAACTAAAAATTCATCGCCTAAATCTACATCTGTAATAATTTCTATTACTTTTTTGCTAGAGTCTATTACATAATCAACATTTGGCGTCAGTAATTGCTTATTTCTCGATAGCCAAACATACTGTGCGTCAACAGTTTCTGTTGTAAGATTAATTTTTTTGTTTATTATGTTGGAAATTTTTCTCCATTCTTTTGTATTTTCTTGTAACCCAGACAATGATTTAACTGTGATTCTATCTCTAATCAAACCTTGATGCGTAGCATTGTTAAATCTATAAATTTTAATTTTTGCATTCTCAGCATATATTGTGTCAAATGTAATAGTATTATTATCTACTATAAATTCTTCATTTACAAAATTACCAAACTGATATTCTGCATTATGTCTTACATATACCTTTAAATCCTGCCCTGCATCAAAACTTACAACATTGTTGTCTAAAATTACAGCAGCTCTGTCTGAATCCCAATTATAGTCTTGCAAGTATTGTAATTTTGTGTCATCTATATATACCTCAACTGTATAACCAGGTATATTGCCTAAATCAACTTGCTCTTTATTTAAAGAATATTCAAAAACATTTGCTGTCAAATTAAAGGTTTCGTAATATCCTGGATCTAAGACTTGATCGTTTACAGTGACTACTACTTGCCATTCGTTTAGAGATCTAGTTTGACCTTCTTGAACTTCATACTGTGTAGAACTACCATCTGCTGTTAAGTTTTCTATAGACAACTGACTGTAGTTTATATGATCACTAGTATTGTATATGTTATACTGTATTTCAGCATTTTCTTGTATGGAATCTGCAAATTCAACAACCGTGTTACCTGCGTCGTCGTTTACAAGCTGATGTTCTTTTTCTATGCCATCTACTGATACAATACTTTGTAAATTTTCTTTGTAAGGCACACTTGTTATTATGCTTAGTGTACTACCGTCACTTATTAATGATTCCGAAGCTAAAATATCGTTGCCGCCTACAGAGAAATTACTTATAGATATAATATCTCCATTTGCAGGTGCAGTGTTAAATTCTATGCTTGAATTATTAAAATCTACAGTAAACTCTGCTGTGTCAACTATATCTCCGTTTAATCTTGCAATAATCTGATTATTTAAAAATACATCTGCATTTACTTTGTAAATTTTTGTACTTCCGTCGCCGTAATAAGTGTCTGACGATATTACGCTAGAACCGCCTTGAGCTTTTTGTGTTACCTTGATGTTTAAGGTGTCTAGTACTTGTCCAGGTACATGTTCTTCTACGCTTCCGCTTGTATTAGGAGTTACAAAATTATCTCCGTCTATTGTAATATCATTTGCTAATAAACCCTGAGCATTACCATATGTTAAATTACCGCCAGATAAGTTTGTATCAATACTGTCAGGCATAGGAGCAAATGTACCGTCACTCGAAGTTTTTCTAATTACAAGCACATCGCCTTGTACTACTTTTATTTCTGCATAATTAGCAGATCCTGGCATTCTAAATTCATCTAGATATAATGTTTGTGTTACGCCATCGCCAATTAACGATTCCATAATAGCATTAGGGTTATCTACAATAGTAGACCCGTCGTATGCTGAATCATCTAATCTTGTGTTGTTCAAGTATACGTTATAGGTTGTATTTGCTTCTAATGGTGAACTTAATGTAATCTGTGTAGTAGAACCATCAAAAGTAAATATTTCATCTTCGTTTGTATCTACATAAGAATCCCAAGTACTGTTAAACCATACATCATTGTCCCAGCCCTTAATGTTATCAAACTCTAAACCTTTAACTTCAACACCGCCGTAGTCTACACCAGACATAAGTTGTGATAGTTCTTTTCCTAATCCTTCTGTTTGAGGTAGATACAATTTTCCTATTCGGTCGGCAGCATTTAATAGTTCTATAGATTTAGAGTACTCAATTCTTACTTCTGAACCTTCACTTAGAGGATTGTTTGTAGTTATTCTTCCTAAATATCTCAAATAGCTTTTTGTTTTATCTTCAATATTTTCGTAAGTATAATCACCAAGTAATAATTCTATATCATTTACATACACTTTAATTTTGTCAGTACGTATGTCTAATGGCCATTTTAAAGTGTATTGAGTTGAAGTTCCGCTAGCAACAAAAGATTCGGTAGACTCTAAAACACTTACAACAAAATTATTTGTTATTCTATCAAATTTCATTTTACTTGTAAGAGATCTTGTCTTACTGTTTCCTATTTCTACACTTATTTTTGCAGGTGTGCCAGAGTCTGTTATATTAGAAATAATTTCAACTTCGGGTACTGAAAAATATCCTTTACCAGGGTTTATGATTTCACATCTTTTTAATTTGCCATTTGTTCCAATGTATGTTTTAATTTCTGCACCAGTGCCTGACTCGCTTGTTAAATTTATGATAGGCGGCGTTCTATAACCACTACCCGGATCTATAATATTAACTGCCGTTATTTCAAAACTTGCGTTGTCTAACCAAATTTTATTAGGATAATCTTCGACAAATCTAGACTCTACTTCTATTTGATCGTTGATGAATTTTGTCTTAGGAACAACAATTCGATTCAACTCATCATCATAGACTACTCTTAAATCAAAGTCTGTAGTAAGAGCTCTTGCTGGTTCTAATCTATCATAGATACTTAAATATTCTCTTATTTTAGTCTTATAAGGCTTTATTTCTTCTATATAATTTTCATAGCTAGGCAAATTATCATTATTAAAAGTAAGATCTTTTCTTAATTTTCCGACATTATGCTTTGCTTTTATAAAACTTGTTTTAAATAACCAGTCTGCATTATTTTGCTCTGATAGTAAATATCTTATACTAGCAAAAAATAGTTTATTATATTCATCTAACAAGTCATTTACAAACAAGTTATTCTTAATTGCATAAAGAATTATTCTAAGTTCAAAAATTGGTAGGAAATCATATAGCTTTATATCAAAACTATTACTATCATAACCAAACGGTAAAGGTTTGTAAAGTCTTTCTGAAAATTCTATAGTTCCATTTTGTCTACCAATGGTGTCGTAATCTATTGTATAATCTAAACTATTAGTTGTGTTAACTCTACGTAGGAGCAACCAGCCACCCGTGCCTACATTTTTAATTTTTACAGTTTGATTAAAATTAATATTAGCTGTATAAATGTCATGTGTTGTTTCAACAATATGATTTATTTCTGTATTTTGATTATACCCTTTTGCGTACCAGTCTATATAATTCCAGTACAATGTAGTATCAAACTTTTGAGTAATTGCTCTAGTCCATACCTGGAATACAGTATCTCTTTCGTATATAGCCCATTTGGTATTGATGTTAGAGTCAGAATTTACTAATACTCTATAACTACGAACAGTAGCAATGGTATCTTTATCATAATTTTGCCCTGCGTTTTCTATCACAACAGAACTTAATTTGCCTACACTATCAATAGTAGTAGAAATTACAGCGCCCGAACCTTGCCCTATTATTTCTACTGTAGGTGCTACTTTGTATCCGCGACCTTTTGATACAATGTCTACTCTAGAAACTCTACCGTTTTCGATAACCAAAGAAATTTTTGCCTGTGTAAACTTTTCTGTTTTAATATCTGTTAAATCATCATAAGTATCTACAATTTGGTCATAAGCTTGTTGTTCGCTTGTAGGTGGAGGATCTGCATCAAATAAAGGTGTTAAATCTTTATTATCTACGATGAGATTTTGTTTTAGCACATAATTTGTACGCTCGACAACCTGTTTCAAAGCTTCAATTCTGTTTTCAAACCAAGTTTGTCTAGGTATAAATAGGTTTCCGTATCTATATTTAATAGGAACTCTTGGATCTGGAACTGGTCTTTGAAAATCGTCGTATCCAATTAAGCTGTCGTACCATTTCAAGATAATATCATCATTAGGCTGACTCGAACCTAAATTTTCTGTTGTGATTTGATATTGTAAGTGCGAATTGTTGTCTTCATTGCCGACCTTAAAAGTTTGCACACTTAATACTATATCATCATCTGTTAAATATTTCTTTACATTGTTTAGTAAGAATGAATTACCATTTAAGAAAGAAACAAATTCTATGCCTGCGTTTACAGGGTTGCTAATAATAGAAGCTATCTGAGAAATACTAATATTTCTACCTTCTACATTTGGTATAGTGCTTTTGTTTTTTACCCAAAAATAGTACCTTGGCACAAATTGTTCTGATACAACATCATATTTTTGTTTAACAGTATATGCTCTATTACCATACACACTAAATCCACCCGATATTAATCCTTCTTGAACTACAGAATCATATTCAGACGGAGTTAATCGACTTTCTACCCATTCGTACACATCAATACTGCTATTATCAATCAATGTATTTTGAGTTTGGGAGTTATATATTACGTCATTTTGATATGTATTTAAGAATGAAGCATTACTAATATCCCACCATACTTTGCCTACATACTCTTCCGCCCAAGGCGAACCACTATCAAAAATTACATCTTCACCTTCGTCAGAGCTACTACTAGTTGATACTATATTGTAACTAGCTGGATCATCTGGTGTTTTAAATGATATTTCTTGCTCTGCAACTCCGGCTATTTTTCCTTGAATAATATCTATGTAGTCTAAATTCCTAATTACTTTGTCTGTTTTTCTGTTATACAAAAAGACTTTTTTAATCTTACTAAGGTCAACTGTTTCTTCAAGGCTTCTTATTTTTAACCACATTGTATTAGTTGTGGTATCTGTAAGTTTAAAATTATAAATTTGTCCTATACTATCATCTCTAAATGTCGAAGTTGCATATATGTTATTGTTTTTTAGAACAATTTGAGAACCAAAATTTTCAATGTCATTATCTGGAGCACTTAAGATTTGCGCTAATAGGAATTCATCATCGATATTATCATAAATGTAAACTTTTCCTTGATTTGCATTTGTATATGCAAACCGTGTAAAGCTGTAATCAAACGTTGTGTTATTATTGTCATATGTTGTATCAATAATTGATTCGCTATTTTTTGCGCTAATTAGTAATTTTTCACCGTCGAAATCAATTTCTGTGCCAAATTGTTCATTTTTGTCATAGTTTTGATTTTCAAGAACAGACAGTAATTCAAACGAGCCGTTAATTTGCTTATAAATTAAAACTCGACCTTCATTTTTTCTAATTGTATCTTTTAAGGGTTCGTTAATAGCAATGTATAATCCAGAACCACTAATTGCTACCCGTGTGCCTAAACCGGAAGTTGTGCTATCTAGCTGATTAGTACTATCGTCACCAGTTATTATAGTTTGACTTAATTGATATAGCCCGTTGATATTTCTGTAGACTACAATTTTAGACGGTTTATCTAAATATGTTGCTCTTGCTACAAGTACATCTCCATTTTTCGATACGTCAAATGTAGAGCCAAATGTCTCTAGTAGTTCTTGATCTAATATAGTAGAGTAATCTACTGAATCATTTATAACTACAGTTCCTGTATTGTTAGGTATATGTCCTACATAGTCTATGTATTCAGATTTCTCTGTCCAATTAGCAATATTAAATACACTAGGCACTAGATTTGTTTTTGCTTCATACAAAGTGCCATCAGGGTCATCAAGATAAATTATATCACCTGTTCTATAATTAAGTGTTTCGTCAAAAGCACCTTTGTATTTCTTAAATTTAGCTAGGTCCCAAGAATAATCAACTCCGTCTATAGTACCATTATTAACAAAATATATTTTACCAGGTAATACAATGCTTTCGTCACCTTTCGCTGCAACAAATGCTTTTTGATTACTACCATCTATTCGTAAAGTTACCTGAGATCCTAAATGTCTATTACTTTGTCTATCTGGTGTTGTAAAGTTACCTATTAGTTCATGACCCTGCCCTAAACTCTTATATATAGAATACATTCCTTCATTTGTAAAATTACTTGCTTCTCCGTTTATATCAGCTGGAATGTTGAAAATCTCTTTCCAATTGCTGTTAATAATACTAGGTGATTCATTTGTAATAGGTGCACCTAAAATTTGTCTATTTGTATACAACCAATATTCTGCATCTATTAATTCGTTTTGACCTGTATACTGTATCTCTAAACTATTGTCAAGTTCTATGCTTACTGTATTTTCAAAAACTAATAAGTCGCCTATTCCTTGAGCTGAATTTCCTAAACTTACAGCATTTACATTTCCTATTTCTCTATCTATTTGATAAATCGAGCTAGGGTCGCTAGGTATTGCTAAAAATTCTATAGCTGCTAAGTCACCATAATCAAATCCTTTGCTCCAAGTGCCTGTTGTATTTTTTACAAATATTTTTACATTTGTGCCATTACGTTCTATGAATGCAACTTCTGCTGTTGCTCCAGTACTTTTATCTCTTACTGTTTGGCCAATTTTAGGTTGATAAGGTTCGCCGTTGGTCTGGAATTTTGTAAATTCAAAACTAATGTACCCATTCCAAATGTCAACAATATTGTGTTCTCTATTAATTTGCCCCGGTGACAAACCAATATTAGTAATAGGATTTTGTACGCCCAACGTGTAATTAGGAATTTGATTTACATATATGTAAACGTCATCGCCTATAGATAAAGTGTCTAAAAATGCAGACGGTGCTCTAACAGCAAATTTTGTATTTAAAATTTCTCCATTTACATTATCAGCATTAGGAAAACCTTCATAGCTAAAAGTTTTAATGTAAGAATTTACATTATTTTCACTGTCTATTATTGTAGTATTAGTATCATATATGTTGTGATAATCATTAATGTAAGTAGAATCTTCACTTATGTCAAGGTATATTAATCCTCGACCTTCGTCTGTCAATGTAGAACCATTTGTAACTGTATATGTTGGTGTTTCGATAAACCAAAAACCGCCGTATACAATTCTATCTGCGTCTAGTTGTTTTACAAAATCTCCTACAAATTCACCAGTATTAAGTAAAAACAAAGATGCAGTAGTATTAAATGTACCAACAGTATCTTTTAGATATACTATATATTTGTCTTCGTCGTTCTTGTGAACATACGCAACTGTACCTGCGCCAGTTGAAGACTGCACTGCATCGCCTACTTGTGGAATAGTGTTAATACTTGCAAAATATAATGTTGTATCAATAGCTTCCCTAATTATATGTTGAGATTCAAAAAATGCTTCGTCTATTCCATTATATTCTAAATTAAATGGATTTGTTGGCACTAGCGTTTCTTGATCTTGATAGGTTTTTGTAAGTGTGTTCCATGCAAATTTTGCTTGATATGAATCAGCATTACGAGTATTATCGTATAAAGTTTTAGGCACTCTTACAAGTATATGATTTACATCTCCTGTAAATGCAGGTATACTAGTACCAGTACGTAGTGCATAATTTCCTACATTCAGTATAGAATAAGTTTCTGTTCTGTTTTCTTGATTTGAATCAATAATACCTTGAGTAACACTGCTAAAAGTATTAAACAAGTTTCCGTCGAGCGCTGGAATTAGATCAAATTTTGATTCCCATAATCTATCTTTATATTTTACAATATCGCCCTCGGAGTATGATACCGACGTTGAAAACGCATCTTTGTATTTGGTTTTTACATTAGATGCTGTAGGCGAACCTACAATTATATGAGGTCCTTTTATATCTACACTAGAACCAAATTTTAAATTATTACCAATGCTAGTATCTGGCTCTAATACATCATTTAAAGTCCAAGACGAAGAAGCAGATTTTCTACTGTAAACCCAAACTTTTCCTTGTTCATTTTCAGGATCACCTATTACTAAAATATTATTATTATCGTTTACTGCAATACTATCACCAAATGTTCCACTAAATGTTGTTTCGGTATCACTAGGTCCGTTTACTTTTTCTAATAAATCAAATTGATTACTATTTTTGAGTACTTGCCAATTATTAGATTCGGCAAAATTATCAATCCAAATACGCATATTGTCATCAAAAGATTTCTGTAATGTTTGATTAGCTTCGCTGACGTCTGTAAATCTTACCTTCTCTAATTTTGTAATATTTGCTGTTAGATTAGATCCCGAAGGAAGTTGTTTTGTAAATTTTACATATAATGTGTCATTTTCTTTTCTTGTAACCTGTCCGAAATAATTAACTGATGAATTATATACTGACTCATTTAAAGTAACTGAACTGTCCGCAAGGTTTCCGCCTTGATCAGTATTAGGTGCATAAAAATTGTTTATACCTATAATATCATTTACTTGTATATCGCCAACTGGTTGTTTAAATTGTATTTCTGCAACATAAAAAGTAAGTGCTTTAGATTCTGTAAAAGCGCCTAAATCGCCAAATAATGATTCAGCTATTGCTTGATCCGATAATCTATTTGCTTGTTGTATTTTTGCTTGAGTGTCTAGATATTGTTGATAAAGAAAATCAGACTGTTCTCGATCAATAATGTTAACTATTTCTTCTAATGTTAAAGTTTCAGTAGACACATTTATAATTTCATAGTCGTCGATAGCTTTGACTTGTAAATCTGTTTTTACATGTTTGTATACATTCCAATCTTCAGTTTTATCACCAAATATCCAAAGATATTCATTATTTCCTAAAACATTTGTTCCTACTCCTATTATGTCAGCTAGATTTGATAAACCTGCTTTTACATCTTCTTTGTGAACATAACCAGCTGTGTTCACATAGCTAGTAAATTGTTTTTTAGTGGGGAACGGATTATTAATGTTTTCTGAAGGAACATATACATCATAAGTTGGAATGTTATACGTTGTGTCACCGTTCGTATTTTCATCAGCAATTTGTATTAATTGCGGATTAACAATAAACTTTGCTTCGTCTAGTTTAACTTCAAATTCATCAAAAGTTGCCGAAGCACCGTATACACCATCTCTAATTGCCCATTCTTCATAAAATTCCAAACTGTCTTTATCTTCACTTGCTAACGCATCAAACAATTTAGAAAAAGCATTTTGAGTTCCTTTTTCGAGAATCATGCCCTGATAAAATTTATATTGACTTACATCGTCAGCTATAATATTTTCAAGGTAATCTCTTTTTTGATATCCTATTAGGTGTTGAGCAAATTTTTGCTGCTCGGTATCAAAATTATCACTATCTAGATCATAAAAATCACCAAATTGATTAACTTTATATTCAAAATTAGGTAACAATCCTTGTTTTGGTTTTTCGTTTAATGCAATCCAATTAGAAGCATTAAAAAATTCTGTACCAAGAATTTTTTTATCCGCAACATAAAATTTTTGTTCATATTGAATAAGGTCGCCTACATCATATGATTTATTTGATTCCCACTGTTCGTAATCTGCATCTTGAAAAACAAAACCCGGGATGTTAGCACTACCATTCCACTCATCAGTGCTATAGCCTAATATTTTTATTCTTTCTTGCCTATAACCAGGTATAAGATCAAAAATTACGTCACTAAATATAGTTTGATTATTCAATAAAATTACATGCTCTTTTTGAATTAAGGGCAATTCTACGTGATAAATTCCTTCGCCTGTGTCTTCGTCGTTTACATATAATGTATAGTTAGAATCACTTCTACCTACTGAAGATAAATTAATTTCTAGTATATTTCCATTAGCATTATACAATGTATTTCCATTAGGACCATTATAAATGTCACCAACTACAGCATAAGGATTTTGGAATTCTAAATAATTAGATCCTGGGCTTAAAGAAATTAAGCTACCTTCATCTAAGTCAAATAAAGTCCAAAACAAAAATTCTTTCGACGTGTGTAACCAATTATATACAACATTTTCGTTGCCTTTATAGTATTCAAAAACAAAACCTTTTTGTTGTAGATATTCGCCATAGCTGATTAAAAAGTCAACTACTTCTTGTTCTGTAGTTAACAAAGTGCCATATGGGATTTCTTTTATTTTTGCTTGAAATTGTGTACGTATTTCAACTGTTTTACCGCCTATAATAGGCAAGCTATCTAGTTTTGCAAAAAAATCTAGATTAAATTCTGTTTCTCTATTTGTTGCGGTACATCTATAAAATGTATTATTATTACGCACAATCGTACCAGTGGTATATAAGTTGCCGCTTTGCCATTCAACATATGATTCACTTATACCACCTACGTTTATAGGGTAATCTGTACTACTAGCAATATGAGGGAAAATAGAAAAATATCCTTTTGCTTTGTTATATCCTTTTAATAAAAATCCTTCTTCAGTTCGTTCAATAATTACACCGCTATAGGAACATATATCAACAGGAGTGCTCTCATTGTAAACAATTTCGTAATCTTCTTCAGGTACAAAAACATTTCCTTTGTTTAGTGGTGTTCTGCTGTCAAGGATTAACTTTAATTTGTTTTTTTCCGTGTAACCTGCAAATTTAAATCCCATTTGATTAGTAATATTTTGCAAGTCATTTTTATAAAGATCGAAATTTTTCTTAATCATTTTTGAATAATTTGCAATATAATTTATTATACCACTAGTTGCAACATAATCATCGTCAATATTATTAGGAGGATACACTATGTCTTCTAACTGTAGTCTATTATTAGACGGTTTGTAAATTATATTTCCGCTTATATCTCTTATTTGATTATATCTATCAAATGCAGTTGCAAAAAATTCATTAGGTTTATTTAAACCATATGCCATAAGCAATGCAAACGGGTACTCGCTAGATCTACGCCAAGCTGCTTCAACAGGAGCGCCATCTCCAAATACAAAAGGCTTTTCTATATTATTAAAATTATAAGCACCGATCAAACCAATTTCTAATGGTTTAATTAAATCACCATGCTCGTCTACTGGAAGTATTTCAAATAAATTAGGCCTACTATATTTAGGATTGTAAATAGGTCTTTGATTAGGAACACGTATGATACCTTTTTGGATGTCTTCCCATAGTAAAAAATTATCTTTTGTGTAAGGCGCTGAACCGTAGGTATCTTTCCACCAAGTAGGCTCAATAGAAAATCCTAGCATTTCCCACGGAGTAATATTAGGACGATCAGTATCGTAGTAGTATTTGAAAATTTCACGCCAAAAACCTGGCAATTTATTATACTCTATATCTGTACTATCACTGTAGTTATAAGTAAAACTATTATCTCGTTCAAAAAAATCATGACTATGATAGTCTGTGTTTATTAAATTTGTCCAAGCAATAAATTCAGGAGTAAGTGCTTTATTAACTAATTCAGTACTCAAAGAATCATTTCTATAAAAGCTAGATTTCACTCTAGATATATCAAATAATTCAGTATTGTAAGTTACTTTAATATTATTAAAAATTCTTTTTTCTAATTCTACTAAAAGGTCATCTCTATAATCATCATAAGCTTTAGTTATAGATCCGTCATGACCTTGTATAACATTTACTGGTGTTTGTAATGTTGTATCTAAATAGATTTTTGGTTCAAAAAGAGGATACAAACCTAGTTTAGTTGGAGTAGGCGGAATGTAATTACCATTTGTACTTTCATATTCGTAAATTGAAATTACGTCTTGCGGCTGTTTATTAGCCGTTACTACTGCGTAGCCTTCGTTATTAAATGTATAATCAATTCCGTGCAATAATTGTACATCATTCAAATAAACTTGAACAGCTCTTGTTGAAGCATCTGCTAGTGTAAAGTTTTCAGCTAAAGGAAAATAAATTTCATCGCTATCTTCAATTTCGTGATCGGTTTTTATATTGCCACTGTATGGTACCATATCACTAAAATAGAAGTTGTCATTTGTATTTTTATTACGAGAAAATTCTTCTAAAATTTTATCAACATGAGTTTTTGCATCACCGCTAATTCCTAAATTTTCGCTCAAGCTTAAAAATTCACGTTTGAATTTACTATACTCATTTTTAGCATAGCGTATAGCATCAACAAAATTAGCATTTTCATTTACTATATGATACAATGATAAATTTAAAGGTGCGCTATGTTGTAAAAAACGTCTACCATTTTTATCAATATCTGATATATCTCTTAAATTACTCGAACCAGGATATTGGCCTATAAATTCTGCTGTATTTTCTACAATACTAGATACATGATCATTTACTTCTCCTAAAGTAAAAGTATCTAGATTTTGATTTTTAGGGTTTCGTTCTAAAGAATACGGAAATTCATATTTTCCATTTTGATTTTTCTGTAAATCTGAGGTAGTTTTTATGACTATGTTGTCGCCATACTCTAAAGCAGCAATAAAATCAATTCTTGCATATTCAGTTACATCGGGCTCTACAGTATAGTCTGTACCTTTAATTAAAAGTTCATTATTTTTGAATACATTGATCTGTATATTTTCAATATTGTTTGAACTATCGTCATATACGTCTATATAAACATTATTAAAAGATTCGTCATATACATATTGTCTGATCACAGGTTGTTTATATTCAGTAATTTTTTGCCATTGAGACACATTTTCAAAATCTGTTCTATTTTGATATTTTCGTAAATAGCCTTTGTTTACCTCTACAATCTTCTCGTTTTCGTTTTCTATGTACGTAAAAGTACTTTGACCGTAATCAGACTCAAATACAATATCTCCTACATTATTAATATTTTGATATGATAAAGGAAAGCCTAATTCAGAGTCTGAAACACCAGTTCCAACTTTGTATCCTACAATTCTATTACCATTAAATGTGCTAGATTCATAATAATTAATATCTCCGTAGCTGTAGTTATTGCTATCAAACATATCAAACAACGGAGCTTGATTTCTTTGAATTTTTCTTTGACTTACAGTCCAGGTATTATTTGCAAAAGATAAAACTTTCCCTTTATATTCATTACCTCTTAAAACTGCAACTGTTTCGTTTTCTAAAGATTCTGCATCGTCGGCTTCTACTAAAGTAATTTGCCTTCTACCTGACACAATAGCATCATCTTCAATTGTACCATCATATGTAATAAATTTTACTGTATAAATTTTATTTGTTACGAACGGATCTAGATCTGCAAGGAACAATACTCTCATACCGTCTGCTAAATCTACACCATCTACATTATATCCTATGCTTCCTTCAATAACAGAAAATACATCAACAGTAAAATCATCAACCAAATCAATATTCTGTTTTGCTTTTGTGCCATAGTTATATAATTTAATATTAGGATTAAATTCAATAATAGGTCTGCTGGCTCTAAAATTTTGATCTAATTCAACAACAGAATTATTTAGGTCTGCTGACTGTTGAATAATATCTTTATGGAACCATCTATTGTGTCGTGACCATAGATTTCCATCTATAGATGATCTGTTAATTGTTAAATAATCTTTTTGCGACGGATATCCAATCGCTGTATCAAACGGTTTAGAATCAAATTGTATACTATCAAAGTCTACTTCTATATCTGGTGTGTATTCAGAAGGTATATTAAGAGAATTTTCTTCTATGAGAGTAATACTATCTCCAACTCCTTCGACGTAGAATGTTTTATCTTTATAATATGCTGGCTCAACTTCACCGATAAATTTAATTTTCATTCCATTAGAAAATTCAACGCCGTTGCCTGATTTATAGTATTTCTTTTGTAGAATTTCTGCTTCTACGTCAACAAAAGCAGCTTCCTCTAAATCTTTGATTTCAATGCGTCCATTAATATTAATATCCTCTGTTGATACATACCATAGAGTGTCCGGCGCATACTGGCTTAACTGTAAAGTTGCTGTGCCTTTTTCTAAACCTTGTATATCTAAGCCTTCATATATTATAATAGATGAACTATCTAAATCAAAATCCGGCTGATCGGTTAATTTACTTCTAAATACAATAGGAAAATTTGGTATATCAACATCAAATTTATATGTTATGCCTCTATACAATGTTAAAGTAGGATTGTTCGTTAATCCATCTGGTGTAAAGATATACGAGTACGAATCTAAATTATCACCAAGTCTTACTTTTATAGTACTATCAACTTCTACCGAGTTTCCAGCAATACTAATTGCTTGAGGCCCGCTAGGTAGCCAATAGTATTCTCTAAAATTAGCAAATTTATCCCAATTGATATTAGGGTTCCATGCATAAAATTCTTGCTGGGTTAATAAACTATAATCTTTGTTAGCAGAATTATAATTTGCAAATGCATTAGTATAATCATTAAAATCTTTATAGAATCTTGTATTGCCTAAATTATCTTTTATAATCGACGCAGGCTCAAACTTATAATCATTTCTCGTTTTAGAAACATCATCGAAGTATGTGTCATCTATATTATATGCTTTAGAATCTTTTCTCCCTACAAATCCATTAACTCTGTTAATTAAACCAGGAGATATAAACCTATCTAATGTTGCATTTAAAAATTTACTATTCTGTGGAGTTCTAAAAATTTTAGGTAAATGATCTCTACTACGTCTTTTAGAAGATCCGTTAACTGGCAAGTTAGGTTCATTTTGAAAATTATCGTAAGCCATTATTAGTATGAGCCTCCTGAATTATTGTTACTTGAACTAGATGAAGTATAATTTGTTGTTGAAGTTACATTTAAGGCAGTGCTTTGTACACCTGCATTTACATCAGTAGTTGACGTAGTAATTAATCCGCTAGCTTGGATTTTAGTCGCTGTGATTTCATCTATAACTTCTAAATCTGTAATCTTTGCACCACTTACAAATATTTCATCTGATTCTGATTTTACTTCAAATAAGCTACCAAAAACTCTATTTGCATCGCTAGGAACGACAATAAATGTAACTATGTCAGGACTAAGTTGTTTCATTACATACGCACTCAATTCACTAAAATAGAATGTATCACCAAAATTCCAATTTTCTAATGCAAAAAATTCTTCAATTGCACTTAAACACTGTGATTTTATATCATTATCGTTGATTACAGATTCTGGATTTTTAACAATTTTAAATGTTGCTTGCAAGTCACTATCTGCTTTTGCACCAAAAATTATTTTGTACTTTACAGGATTATAAATTATTTCATCACTTACTGATTTGATAGAAGCAAGATTTGCATTGTAAGAAAGATATAGCTGATCAGTACTAGGAGGCAGGGGTTTTTCTGCTTCGTCTCTTAGATATCTTCTAAAACTTGTGTCATAAGATTGAGTAAGCACATATACATCTATTATGTTGCTTACACTCGGGTCTAATCTTTTATCTTTATCTGCAGAATGCACATAATGGAATTTTAAATTATCTCTGCCAGAAACAGCTCGGTAGTCTGCTGTAACCTTTAGTGAATTTGATTCTTTGTTTAGAACTTCAAAATAATCCTCGTCTAGATAATAGAATATTTGTCCATCATCATACAAGCTAGTCGTTTGCACTGATGCCTTAGTTGCAAACGAAATAATTTCGTTGTTTGAATTAGGAAAATACAAATATTGTTCGCTTCCGTCAGCGTTCTGCTGTCTTTGTCTATATACAATTTTATTTTCACTGTTTACCTCGTCAGCAACAATTACTTCAAAAAGATCAGGATCATCAACTATTCCATCTTCGTCGCTATCAAAAAAAGTAATTTCCATTTTGCTACTATCAACATAACCATCTGTATCTCTATAACTTGCTAATACAGACCAATCATAATCAACAGTAAAAGCATCTGTAGAATCAGGTTTTGGATTTATACTCAAAACAGAAATTTTATCTTTTAATGTTTTGCCACTTGTTTTATTAAAAACTTTATCTGATGAATCAAAATAAAATCTAATTTCGTTAGGACTTTCGAACAAGTACCTACATGCTCTATATGTTACTGTATAAGTATTGCCTTCTGGCTCAAACAATAACAGCCAACTACTATCTAATTGTCTGCTCGAATTATTCCCTGCTTGCTTCAAACTGAAGTCATTAAAAATATCCAAATTTTCAAGGGTAATTACTTCCCATTTTAAATTATTTGTATCATATCTTAAGCCAAAAGTTTGTCTTGCAAATGCTTGATTAACTATCTGTGTCTGTGTAGTAGTAAATAATTCATTAGACATTTTTGGAATGATTTGATCTAATATTGCACCTGTAGGAATTATATCAGATAATTTTACTGGTCCGTCTCCGTTGTCTGTTAATTCTGTACCATTACCTTGGATACTGTATACTTTTGTCCAAAGATAAGTAACTGAATCTTTATGATCCGCTTCGCCGTCCATTAAAGCATTATTATTGCTTTTCATAAAATGCTTGCCTTCTGGTGCAACAAATTTTAACAAAGTATTAGGCTTAATAAGCTTTAATGTACTTGTAGTAAAATCTCCTAGCAATTGTAATTGGCCGCCAAGGTCATTAAAATAACCTGTATTTTGATTCGTACTACTAGATACACTTGTCCAAAAATTGTTAAAGTCATTTACTTTTATTTTTGTATATTCGCTGTAGTAAAAGTTTTGTAAATTTTTATTTGCTAGCACAGGCTGCACAACATTTATTATCGCACCGGCAATATCAGTTCTTGTTTGCCAAGAGAATTTTTCTTTAAATTGTAGTAATTCTTTTGTTAGAATACCATCATTACCGTATAAATTTGTTTTACTGTATTTTCCTGTACTGTCTAATAGATCAAAATATCTACTAATACCACTACTTATTCTGTTTACACTTTTAACTTTTACAATGTCCGGGTTCCTTGTAATAGGTGCTAACTGATAATCTTCAGCTGTAATCATTCTATTTTGTGTATAGTAATTTGCCGGAGCGTTAGTTTTTATACTTTCATTAGACTCAGAACTAGAACCATTGTTTATAGTATTAGGCAATTGGCATTGAATGTTAAGTGTCTCTTCTTTACCAAACTTACTTATGTACGGAATATTTAAACTAATAGCTGAAAGTTCTTCTGGATCTAAAGAGCCTACATCTGGACTAGATACTCTAAAATACGCTCTAAATTTTCCTAATGGAATATTACCAAAAGTTCCGTCTCCGAAAACCAAACTAATTCTGTCTTCTAATCTAGTTAACACACTGAAAACATTTTTATCATTTTTATTTAAGTTATTATATATTACATTATTTCCTTCAGTAGAAACAACTTTTGTCCATTCTTCGTCTTCATTGTTTTGTGCATCTAACGAGTACAGCCAAACGTCTGATTCATTAACATTTGTATCGTCAATAGCTACTACTTGATTACTGTTACCTTCATTAAGTGTAAAATCTCCATTTATGAGTGTTCCTTGCCTAAAGTGCATAAAGTAACCTGTATTTTCACTTTGATTTCCTCTACCATCTGATCGATATAGAATTGCAAATTTGTTTCCGTTAAACGGAGCTTCTTCTACTATAGAACCATTTTCTATTCCAGTACTTACAATTTCGAAGGGTCTGTTTATGCCATTTATCGGACGGGTAAAAGGAAAAATAGGTAAACCTACATTTGCACTATTAAATCTATATTGTTGGGTTAAGATACCATTAATTGTTTCTTCTTGTAATGGATTACCTATACTGGCTTCATACGGAAGTGCTGCATTTAATATTCTTGTAAATTTACTTTTCCAGCCGACATCTTGGGAATCATTAAATCTAATATTTGTTCCAGATATATTTAAATTATTTTCATCTCTAACGTCTTCAGAAGTTGTTACTGAAATAATTTTTAATAGCCCGTTTACAGGTATTACACGTTTAGGTTGATAACTAAGAAGCCTAGCCAACCGTAGCACGCTTTCACGTCTTTCTGCTGTTTCAAGAAAGTTTTCTCGAGCGTTTAAATCTGTTCTAAACGAGAAATTCTGTCCTAAGAATGCTATTAAATCAATTAAAGCAATATATTCACTAGACTCAATATAATCATTAAAATCTTCAGGATAATTACGTCGCAAGTACGTAATCATCGTTCTTCGTAAATTATCAAAATCATAGGAAAGAAATTCAGCATTTCTAAAGCTTTGGTAGATACGCTTCCAATCTTCAGCTACTAATAGCCTATTTTGCCGATCAGTATTAGACATGTATAAAAACCTTCAAATATATAAGGTATTTATGCTAATATAAAATGCGTACTAAACTTTTAATATGATCTTTGTTCTGAATAATCGTTTGTTGTAGGTATTAAATAACCAGCTCTATTATCAAATCTAAGCTGCAAATATTCTGATACATCGTAAGGAACATAGGTAATGTTACAGGTAATTTGAATGCCATGTTCGTAAGAATCTACAATTATTTTGTCAGCATTTACTCTAGGATCATAGTTTATAATTTCTGTAACATCTTCCGCAATAGCTTCTTTTAATCTATCTGTTAGTGGGTCAAACAACACATCCCATATAATTGTACCAAACTCAGGATCTGACAACTTTTCGCCCTGCCTTATATGAAAGTGATTAATAATATCTTGTCTAATGCATTCTAAATCAAAAACTTTAGTTGATCTTTTAGAAGGACTTGTAGTTGAAAAACCCTTATAGCTTTGCGTAGGCAAACCATAACTTTGCTTCTTTGAAGTAGGTATAATAACTTCTTTGTATATCTTTTTTTCTATACGAGACATTATATAACTTTCCTATCTTTAATAATATATTCTCTACAGTCTATATGATCTGCTGACTGGTAACCTTCAGGCGGAATACTGAAATTACTAGTTGTAACTTCTAATCCTGAATACCATAAGTCGTGTTCTTGTTGTTTCCCCCATGTAGTCAACGGCGGATGGAATAAATGATTATTCATTGACTCTTCATGTCGCCACGGATGCCCAGCAGGCATTCTTCCTAGATTTGTTTTTATTACAGTAAATGTAGGATCTTTGTAATATCCCTCAGGCCAATTTTCTGATTTTTCATATTTTTTAACTGGTTTTGTATTCCAACTACCACGACCACCTTGTTCGCCTTCACCCTTTTTGTTAGGTGTGTTCGAAATCAACGGCCATGTTTGATAGAATTCGTGGGGTCCTGTTGTAGCTAATCGCACTCTATTAATAACTGCTCCGACTTCGTCAGTGCCTGACCCATCTTGTGGGCCGCCTGGAGCTTCGTCAGTGCACTCCTTGGCTCCAGTGCCTATCTCCTTTTGTAACTTAGTTCCTATTAATTCAAGATACGGTCCTCTAAATTCATCAGTACTCCATTTCTTAAGTTTTTCTACTATTCGACCGTTTTCGTCTGTTGTAATTTCGTTTTCACCAGCCAGGTCATAATAAGATTTAGATCTGTTGTGGCCGCCTACATCATCAAAATCAGGTCCTTCAGGATGACAATATGCATCTATAGTTGAGGTTTTTCCTTCTAAATCTGGTTCAGTTTCCCCTAAGTTAGTCGGTTGAAACGGAAAACATTTTACAATAAAATTATCTTTTCTATTTTCCATATGAAACTGTAGATTTCCTTGATATAAATTATCTGCCCTAACTAAACTTGATCCTTTAAATGTTGAAATTCCAAAACCGTTAGTTGTTAGAATTTCCATTCTACCATCTTTAACTTCGAGAGCAAATTGGCGTTGACCTGCTCCTCTGTGCTTACCATCAGAACCAAAACCTAAATCTTTTCTTTGTTCCATATAAAGCTTACGATGCGCAGAAAAGTTAATATCTTGTGCTTCTACATTTACTTGACATGCATGTAAATTAATTTGCGCTTGACCGTCTTCCTCAGGAGAACCTTCTTGGCTTTGGCTTGCCATGTGTATTCCATCTTTTGCAAACACATCTATTTTTCCATTAGGTGACATGTGAATCCAAGACATACCACTGCCGTGCATTATATGAATAAAGTCTTCTGAATTGTGCATGATAATTCTGTGACCCGTTCGTGTTGTAATACGAAATTGTTCATGTAGATAAGTGTCTTTTAAGTTAGAGTGATCTCCGTCCCATTGACTCTCTGCTTTTGAATTATAATCTGTTATATCAGGCTTTGTGCCTTTATAATCTCTATGTCCGTCCCACGGAAATCTTGCGCTAGTAAATCCTAGCATTCCGTCGTCCATAACAATGTTAGTTCCGCCCATACGCATTTTAGGTACAGGATTTACATCTTCCCCTACTTTTTGGTTAAAAACCTTGTTAGATCTAGGAGCATTATCCATTACGGCTGGCGGGCCTGGTGAACTCCACCCGTACACATTAGACGGAGTGTCTCTTCTAGCGCCGCTTGTTATTGCCGATGAAAACTCAAAATGGTCCATTGTACCTGCAAAAATTTCTCTATCTTCTCTAGTTTGCATTCCCCAAAGAGTTTTTATCTCATTATTTTTACCTCGCTTTTTACGATCAACAGCAGCATCCCACTCAGCAATAGCAGCAGCATCATCAGGACCCGAAAATGCTCGTGATGGTCCTACGTCTTTTTTGTTAAAATTAGACTCAAGGTTGTTAAACAAATTTTGATTCATATATTCGTCATGCATGTAGCCAACTATGAATCCTTCGCCGTCGCCGCCTTCAGCAACTACAACCACGCACAATACACCTACGTCAGGCGGTACTGCCCAAAATCCATATGATGTTTGTGATTCTGCATAGGTACTTTGCTTTCCGCTAGCGGTATAATTAGTTTGGCCTGCAAAAGGTGAAGTATATCTTGCAATAATAGTTTGAGTGTCATCGCCTGCTGTTGTACCTTGCTTACTATTAGGTAAAATTTCAACTTCGCAATAACCCATTCTCTGCGGATCGATATTATTTGCAACTCGACCAATATATATACCCGTACTTGTTCCAGCGCCGCCGGCCATAGAAGTACGTGTATTGCGGGTTACACCTGATGTTCCTTGATTTAATTCTGGTCTCATTTACTGTTATTCCCTGTATTCTTTTACATCTGATATTAATTCGCCGCCTGGTTCATACATTGGAGTACTAGTGCCTTCGCCTTGCTGTCTGTAACGAATACAGCTAAGTGTTTGTTTAAATCCTTCTGATTTTGTAAATGTACTCTGCACTTTTACTACCTGATAGAATCCTGTAAATCTGTACTGTCCGGGTGTTGTCCACGGAACACCTAAATCATAAGGTGTTTCAAAGTTTATTTGAATATCCGCTTCACTGTTTATATACTCAAGATCTCCGTCTTTTGTTAAATTTCCGTCGCTGCCAGCAATATAATTGCCGCATCCGTTTGACTGCAAATAAACTGGATCGCCGTGTATATCCATTTCTATGTTTAGCAAATCAATATCTGAATTCATTAATATGTTGTGCCAGTCTCTGTTAGCTATAGATTCTGTATGTTTAGGTGTACCTATAGTCATTTTAGATCTTTGCGGAAGACTTTGAGTTTGCGTTATTTCGTCTGGAGAGCTAGGTGGCGAGCCTATTACTGATTTCATTAATACATCTGCACCTTTAGGGTGTTGCAATCCTGGTGTACCTAATGCGGCTGTTGCTTCGTTGTGTCCCATATCTGACGTAATCGGCGCAAAGAATGAATAATTAAAATCTAAATCTAATTTAAGAACATCATTGTTTAAGCCAGTGTAAATGTAATTATAAATCCTAGCAGGAGATCCTCCCCCTTTGCCTATACTTCCAGGCGCTGCAAATCTGTTTAATGCTGCTTTGTGTTCGATAACCCTATAGATATATGTTTTAGCAGTACGCCCGCTTTCAGGTTCTTTAGCACTGCTTTCTGCTAACACAAAGCACTGTATTTTATACCAATTAACTTTGTTATTTTCATCAGGTTTGCCGTTGACTCCTTCGTTTCGACCGTATTCACTGGCTAAAATTAGTTCTTCTAATATATCAATAATTCTATTACCTGTTTCACACTTAATACTGAAAGAATCATGATCTAATAAATTAAATCTATTTTGAAAAATGTCGTAATTTTCATCAGTTCGTGTATTGCGAACAGGTCCCATTTTATTGACTTTTCTATCAAAAGGTGTTTTACTTAATGTTGACTCGCCTATCTTGTTGCAGTTATCTTTATAAAAATTATAAATTACAGGACCTCTTGAATTAGTACCTTTGTTACCACTAAGATTGTATTGTTTATTTTGTGCTACCCAGTCGTCAAACGCTTTATAAGCTTGTGCATCTCCTGTTGAATTTTCAGCAGCGCTTAAACTTCCTATACCTCTTTCCTTATCCCAATCTTCTAACCACTTTACTGCAAATTCAGCCGCGCCTGGCGACGAAAGTGCTGTTAATACTGCTGATTCTTCAGCACTTGTTTTTGTATCAGGAAATACTATGTAATATTGATCGCCTTCAGCAATCAAACCTTTTTCTTGTTTTTTCAATTCTTGGGAATTTAGCAAAGCAGTTAAACTATTTTGTCCATAAAAACAGATATCTTTAAGTTTGTCTCCAACAAGTGTACCATTGGTCTTAAGAGTAGCGTTTTCATCATTCCATGCTTGATCATTCCATGCTATTGCTTGACACTGATACATTGTGCCGCCCTCGGTATATTTAAATTTTGCGTTAATTAATTTTACAACAAAATTAAATGGTCCTACAGTTCCAGGGCGACCCTGATCGTCCCAGCCATCAAACTTTAAACCTAGCATCCATCCAGCATCTGAATAGTTAGCCCAGCCCTGCGCTCTTGCTGCTTTATCTAAGTCTTCAATAAAATTACCTAAACTATACGGTTCAAATATATCAAAATCAAAACTTATAGAATGAGTGTTTCTAATATGCGCATTTGGCGCAGCAATACCTTGAATTCGCATAGAGTCAAAATGATAATCACTTGCTCCCATATCAACAGCTACCGGTATACCTGCTTTAAATTGCCCTTTTATCGAATCGGGAAAATTTGTCTGTCCTTTAGACAAACAACATAAAGACCACATCCAAGAATAAGAAGCAAATTTATGTAATGGATTTTTTCCGCCAGCAGTTGCACCTGTGCCGCCGCCATTCGGTGTTGGATTTTTATTTCCGCCGGCGCCTGCTGCTCTATTAGGCTCACGAAGATAAAAGAATTCATCAGGTGATAAAGGATTATCTACCCAAGTACGCCAGCTAGTATCGCTTACTGGAGTATCTGTGTTTTCTCTTGTGCTTTCTCCGCCGTTAGCAAGTGTTGCATCAATATTAAAAGTAGGCATTACAGCAGTTCCTTTAAATATTTTGCTTGAGGCAAATATATTTCTACACCAGCTTCGAGATCATAAACAGGGTCTCTAATAACATTTAGATTTCTTTGTGCAAAAACCCACCATAAAGCTCGTTCTTTATACAAATCATATGCTAACAAATCCGGCCTATGTGTGTATTGGGGTTCGATTTTGTAAAGCACATCGTTTGCTCTTGCTGGCACTGGCCTAATTTTTAAAATATCTAAATACAAATCATTTTGTATGTCGGTTTTAAAATAAGGACTAGCTCTGCTATAGTCTGGTGAATCATATTTTGTAGTCATTATAAGAATCCATCTAATGCGCCTGCAGCGAAACCTTGTAGACTAAATGTTTGTGATTTGCCTCTGCTAATTGCAATTTGCATATTAGCTGTTATTTCACATTTTGTAGGTGCATATGCACCTACACTAGATTGTATGTAATCTACATCTGAAGGCAAACTAATGTTCCATTGTTTTACTACGACTGGCACATTTGGAAGCACATGCCGTCCGTAACCAGTTAAAGTTACAACCGGAGGCGGTGAACCTTGGAATGCACTATTTGCATATGCACTTTTAGTTACTGTTTTAAGGTACTGCTGTGCAGCAATTATGTAATCTGCTTCTCTTTCTGTTTGACAAGTAAAAGTGCCCGAAATACTAATATCACTTACTCCGCTGTTTTGGTAAACAACATATGGATATAGTGCGTGTGTAGGCGTTTGTTCTGAGTAAGCAGCAAATGTACCTAACGAAACTGTAGGAGTATACGGCCAAATTAATCCATTTGTACGAGCAATACTGCGATGTAAAGGTCCAAAACTTATTCCTGGTGGTATACTTAATCTCACTCGCCAGTCTTGAGCACCAGTGGCTTTCCAGCTAGCAGTTTGAAGTGTTATTGGTGTTGGATTTGCTCCTTCAGGAATATTTCTTGACCGTAATTGACTGTTAAAAAATTTTCTTTCGTATGTTTCATTGTCAACAAATTCGTCAAGTCTATTTGTATTATCACCAATTATCGTAGAACTACCTAACGCTGCATCGTTGGTTGATGTAGGATCAAATGAACTTCGACTTTGGCTTTCTTCTGTTGGATTTTCTACAAATGGTAATGCCATATTTGCTTCCTAAATAAAATTTTATACATTATTTAGTTGACAAAAATACACATACATTATATTATAAATATTATTTTATGGAATTTTGATGAAAAGATATAATTACCTAAACAACAAAGATATTTTACTAGAAATACACAAATCAAAAAATACATTTTGCAGCTATGTCGATGATGATTATCATCAATATGATATTATTATACCAATGCCTACACCGTATTCTACTCTAGACGAAACTTTGCAAAAAATAAACATTAGAACTGTAGCAGAAGCTAAACGTAATAAAGCAAAAAGATTACAACATCAAGATTACGACCGGCGAAAAGCAGCAGGCGAAAAGATAAAACTAGCCGAATGCGAAGTTAATTATAAAAAGATTGATAAAAAAGATCTTATTTTTAGAGTTATGACTTTTGATCATATCCCAGAAGAAATTGGCAGAAAGAAAACTCCTAAGTCTCTAGCTGACACAAAAACTAAACTAAATTTTCCTGCTTTTCAACATTTTAAATTTAACGAAAATGACGAATTAGAATGTATAGGCAAAAGTCATTGGCAAGGCGGCATGGAAAATGGTTATTTTGACAAGCAAAGCGGCAAAGTTACCAATAAACTTGCTCATATGTGGATGAAATTGTGCGAAAGATATTCTACTAGAGGTAACGTTAGAGGATATACTTATAACGACGAAATGAAAGGGCAAGCTATATTACAGCTTACCCAAATAGGACTACAGTTTGATGAATCTAAGAGTCAAAATCCATTTGCATATTACACAGCAGCAGTTACAAATAGTTTTGTACGGGTTATAAATTTAGAAAAACGTAATCAAAATATTAGAGACGACATTTTAGAAATGAATAATATGAATCCTAGTTATACAAGACAAAGTCAACGTGACTGGGATGCTTCAAATTAATAACATACGAGGAAAAATTGTTTAAAAAAGCAGCAATCTTCACAGATATTCACCTTGGCTTAAAAAGCAACAGTAAAATACATAATACCGACTGCGAAGAATTTGTAGATTGGTTTATCGAACAAGCAAAAGAAAATAATTGCGAAACTGCAATATTTTGTGGCGACTGGCATCATAATCGTAGCAGCGTTAATATCGGTACACTCGATTATACTGTACGTTGTTTAGAAAAATTAGGCAAAAGTTTTGAAAATTTCTACATGTTTGTAGGTAATCACGACTTATATTACAAAGATAGACGTGATGTGAGTTCAACTAACTTTGCTAGGCATATTCCAGGCGTTACAGTTATTGATGAATTTACTGAAATCGAAGATGTTGCGTTTGTGCCTTGGCTAGTTGACAACGAATGGAAGAAAATAGAACAATCAAAGTCTAAATATATGTTTGGTCACTTTGAATTGCCAACATTTTTAATGAACGCTCATGTTCAAATGCCAGAACACGGTGATCTAAGAGCATCTCATTTTGTTAATCAGAAGTATGTGTTCTCAGGGCACTTTCACAAGCGTCAAATAAAAGGTAATATCCATTATATTGGCAATGCTTTTCCTCATAATTACTCAGATGCATGGGACGACGAACGTGGCATGGTAATTTTAGATCGAGAAAACGACAAGGAACCCGAATATATCAATTGGTCTAACTGTCCTAAGTACCGTACAGTAAAACTTTCTGAGCTGCTTGACCCCGAAAGCAATATTATCAAAGACAAAATGTATCTTAGAGTTTCTATTGACATTGATATTAGCTACGAAGAAGCTAGTTTCATTAAGGAAACTTACGTTAAGCAGCATAATTGCAGAGAAATTACACTTATTCCACAAAAACAGATTGATGAAATTACTACTAATCTAGATATTAGCAAATTTGAAAGCGTAGATGAAATTGTTTCTAAAGAAATTGTAGCAATTGATTCAGAATCGTTCGATCAAAAATTATTACTAGACATTTATAGAAATCTATAGTATATTATACTAAAAATAACCTATATGACAATTTTAATTAAAGATTTAACAGTTAAAAACTTTATGAGCGTTGGTAATCAAACTCAAGCAGTTCGATTTGATCAAGAACAGCTCACTCTAGTGCTTGGTGAAAACTTAGATCAAGGAGGTGATGACTCAGGCTCACGAAACGGGACGGGCAAAACTACAATTATTAATGCATTGTCTTACGCTCTCTACGGCCAAGCACTAACTAATATCAAAAGAAACAACCTTATTAACAAAACGAACTCAAAACACATGTTAGTAACGTTGAATTTTGAAAAAAACAATGTTCAATACCGTATCGAACGTGGTAGATCGCCTACATTTACTAAGTTTTATGTGAATAATGAAGAACAAGAGCTTACAGACGAGTCACAAGGCGACTCTCGAAAGACTCAAGAGTCAATTAATGAGCTATTAGGTATGAGTCACGATATGTTTAAGCATATTGTAGCACTTAATACCTATTCAGAGCCATTTTTAGCAATGCGTACTAACGATCAGCGTGCAATTATTGAACAATTGCTTGGTATTACCATACTTTCTGAAAAAGCTGAGGCTCTAAAAGAGAAAATTAGAGAAACAAAGACTACTATTGACTCTGAAACTAACAAAATTACAGCAATTCAGTCAGCAAATGAGAAAATTGAAGAAACAATTGCCAGCCTTGGTGGTACTCAACGTGCTTGGCAAGCAAAAAGAAAGCAAGATATTGAAAAATTAGAAGCTGCTATCAATGAATTGGGCAAACTAGACATTGATTCTGAGATCGAGAACCACGAAAAGCTACAAAATTGGCAAACAACCAATACTGAACTTGAAAATTTGCAAAAAGAACGGATAGCTTTAGAGTCTGCACAGCAAAGAGCACAAAAAACTGTAGACAAAATAGAAAAAGATATTCAAGATCTTGAAGATGCAGTGTGTTATGCATGTGATCAACCACTGCACGACGACAAAAAACAAGAAATTCTTGCAAAAAAGACCAAAGAATTAGACGAATCTGCAAAATATTTGCAAGAAATTGCCGAAACGCTTGATAAAACACAGAAAAGCATTGCTGATATTGGTGATTTAGAAAGCAAACCCACAGTTTTTTATGAATCTATGAAAGAAGCATACGAACATAGACAAAACATAGACAGTCTTTCACAAAGTCTTGAAGCAAAACAGAACGAAACTGATCCTTATGAAGCACAAATTAAAGAACTTACTAATACTGCACTTCAAGAAATTGATTGGTCAACTGTAAATCGTCTTACTGATTACCAAGATCATCAAGAATTCTTGCTAAAATTGCTTACAAATAAAGATAGTTTCATTCGAAAGAAGATTATTGATCAAAATTTGAGCTATTTAAACAACAGGCTTACTTCATATCTTTCAAAACTTGGTCTTCCGCATCAAGTTGAGTTTCAAAATGATCTAAATGTAGAAATTACGCAACTAGGACAAGATCTAGACTTTGATAACTTGAGTCGAGGCGAGCGTAATAGACTTATACTTGGATTGAGTTTTGCATTTAGAGACGTATGGGAAAATCTGTATCAAAATATCAACTTATTGTTTATTGACGAGCTGATAGACAGCGGTATGGACTCAGCAGGTGTTGAAAATGCACTCGGCGTAATCAAACACATGGGCAGAGAAGGTAGAAAAAATGTTTTCCTTATCTCGCACAAAGATGAATTAGTAGGAAGAGTAAATCATGTGCTCAAAGTAATAAAAGAATCAGGTTTTACTTCTTACTCAACAGACTTGGATGTTGTAGAATGACCGAAGAATCAAATAACAAAGAAGAAACAACTCATGAAAAGTTAGTAAAAGAGTATCTAAGGTACTACGACGCTAATATAAAATTTCAAAGCAGGCACAGTTTTAGAACACACAGATCAAGTAGAAGACACTTAAGAAATATTATCAAATTGGCTAGAGACAGGCAAAAAGAAATACACGAAGAATACGCAAAAAATAAAAAAACCAGAAAGAAAGGCACTGACTAAGGCATGAATATAAACATTATATGGAATGGACCTATAAAGGCAATGTAATC